AATCGCAGGCGACCAGGCCACCCTCGTTATCCCGGCGCTCGTCGGGCCGCAAGGCCCTGCCGGTGAGCACGCCTTCGCGTTGCGGCTCCAGGTCTCCACCATTGACGATCCGGAAGACCTGCCAACCAACCTGACGAACACCGACGACGATATCGGCAAGTACTGGGTCATCAACCAGTACGACGTGGTGAACGAGGTCCAGACCATCACTGTTACCGGTGGTCCAACCTCCTTCACGCTCACCTACGACGGGCAGCCGACCTCCTCGATCACGGGGGGCGCCTACTCCGGCGTGGTGCAAGCAGCGTTTGAAGCCCTCCCTAATATCGCGCCAGGCGATGTCGCAGTGGCCGGTGTGGCGGGCGGCCCCTACGCGGTGACCTTCACCGGCGCGAGGGCGGGCCTCAACCAACCGCCAATCACCGGCGCCGCGACCGGGGGTACCTCCTCAGCCGTGAACGTGGTTACCAACCAACAGGGCGGCACCAACCTCATCGGCTCCCGCGCCTACGTGTGGTTCGGCGACCACTATCGCGTCATCATGATGGGCACCGAAGGTCCTCCAGGACCCGTCCCGTTGATCACCTGGGGTGTAGAGCTTCTGGACCCGGATGGCGGCGTGGAGTCCTACATGTCGCAGTCCGGCAGCCCCTACGCGCCGTCCGTCATCGCGCACCTGAACGTGCCGCGCGGGCCGCAAGGCCCTGCCGGGAACCTGTCCCAGTCACCGGACGTGGACATGTCCACGCCGCCAACGCATCTCCAGGTGCTTGCCTTCGACGCGAATATCCTCCCCGGCGGTAAATGGCGGCCGATGTCCATCGGTGCGATCATCCCCCGGCCCTACACGGTGCCCGAGGCGGCGTTCACCAACTACCAGGGCATCTCTACCCGAGCGCCCATCGGCTCGTTCGCGATACCGGCGCAGCCCTTCCCTTGGAAGCCAATCGTGTTCGGGCACATCAAGGCCACGGGTCTGGAGCTGGACTCCGATCCGTTGATCATCGGCTGCGAGATCCGGCTGGGGCATCCCACCTCCGGGCAGCTCGTGGCGCGCGGCTTCGGAAACACAGCCTCGTGGGCACACATGATGCCCCACGCGTCAAGCACAGCTGACCCGACCCTGGCCATCACACCGGACAACTCCTATGCGCTAGTGCCCGCGAATCACACTGGCATGCAAGGCACCCTGTACGTGAACCTGTACAACGACGGGCTTGCCGGGGCATATCTGTTCAACAAGGCCAACGCGCAGCTGTACGTGCAGGTGACGCCGGTCTAATGCCACGCGCGGTCGATCTCGTCCCACAGAGCTTCAAGACGGACTACGACCCGACCAATCAGCTCGCGCAGGACCCGGCCTCGGTGTTGGGCAAGAACGTCCAGGATGTCGGCAAGGCCATCGCGCAGCTCAACGAGAAGGTGCAAGCCGAACTTAAACGGCTCATCGACACCCTCCTCGGAATCGCAACCAACCCGATACCGGAGATCGTGAACTGGCTGGAGGACTTCCAGAACTCCCTCTCCAACGTGCTCTCCTGGATTAAACCCGGCCTGCTGCCCCTGATTCCGCTATCGCAGATCGGGGAGTGGTTCCCGAACCTGATCCTCAACGGCGGATTCGATGACGCCAAGACCCTTCAAGACAACCCGGATTGGGCCTGGGACGGGACAGTAGGCCGCTCAGGGCCTCTCGGATCAGTGAAGACCGTCGTCTCCGGCGTGATGAAGATACTGCACTCCAACGACATCCCGGTTGTCGCAGGGCAGAAGATGACCCTGGAGTCATGGGCCCAGTGGTCCAGTTTCTCAGCGTCCGCCGGAACCAACCCGATACGGCTCATCGCTTCGCACTACCTGAACGACGCTCCTGTGATGTCGGGCGGGCAGCCAGTCCGCACCGTCATCGCTTCATTTCAGCCGACGACCGCCAACTCCACCACCTGGGAACACCTCACCGGCTCCTTCCAAGTGCCGGCAGGCGTGGATGCAATCCGGGTGAGCCTTCAAGTCACGGCAGACGCTACCGGCGGGCTGCTTTGGTTCGATGATGCCAGCGCCATCAAGGTAGGCAAGCTGCCACTGGACTACGTGCAGGACCTTGTTGGCCAGCTCCAGCAGTTCACCGACGACATCGGTGACGCCTTCGCTCAGCTCGCCGAAAAAGTCGGCCTAGACCGCTTCACAGAGTTCTTCGACTCTGTCGGCGGCAAGATCAATGCCGAGATCGGGGATATCACAAGCCGACTCCAGGCGATTACCGCTGACGGCAAGGTCGATGCCTCGGAAATTTTCGGCTTCCTTGGGCTCGGCAATATCCCGTTATTGCCGCAAAACAAAGTCACCGACCTACCCGATATCAACAGTTGGCTCGATCAACTACGGCACATACTTTCAGGCAGCGCCATCACTGCCACCGACCCAATCACACAGGCCATCAAGGACTGGTTTGCCGGGAACAACAACAAGACTCAAGGTCTGAACAGCTCAGGACAGCTCGCCGGGTCAGCGATCACAGGCGCTATCTCTGAGGCGCAGACCGGACTCAATGCCGTGCGCGATGCGATTGCAAATGGCCTCGGCGCCATCGGTTCTAACTTCACAAACTTGCAGGCCCAGAACCAGGCGATCCAAGTCGCGCAGATCGCCGCGCAGGCGGCAGCGGCGGCGGCAGCGGCCAACGCACAGCTGGCCAAGTCGCAGGGGCAGCAGAACGCAGCTGGCGGTGGACTGAACTACACCACGGTGTTTGGTGGCGCCGACGGGGCCGCCTTACCTGCCGAGTTCACCGGCTCTGACCTGAAAGTACGCGGAAACAACGGGTACGCGGGTATCGCCGCCTCTAAGTCTGACGGCAGCTATTTCGTCACCTGCAACAAGCAGTACAGCTCGGACGATGAGAGCCTGGCCGTCGTACTGGGAGACCAGGGTGGATCGCCCAACGTTCCCGAATATCATCTGTTCCACTCGGATTCGGGATACACGGCGGGCGCTTGCCTCAAGATCGACAACGGCAGTGCGACAATCGGCAGCTACACCCGCTCGGGCGCCAGCATCACATTCACGCCGTTCTCGGGCGGGTCTTGGTCAGGAACACTGGGGCAAGGCTCCCTGGTCGAGGTGCACAACGTCGGCACAGCATGGACGCTCACCGTGGGCGGCAATACGGTTCTTTCGTCCACATCTTCGGCAGTGCCGTTCGGTGGAACCACTCGATACGGCGGCGGATTCGTGGTGCAGCGCGCCACCGTGAACAACGGATGGTTCCAAGGGACCACCACCTACGACAGCTTCCGGGTTGCGGCAATCACGTTGTCGGACTACGTCGAACCCATCTATTTGGGTTCCGGTGCCGTGATGGCCCGCACCAGCGCAACAGCCGTCACGGTAGCGACAGGCACGACCGTACTGCCGAGCAGTTTCTACACCGTCGTTCAGGCGGCGACTCCCGACATCACGTGCAGCCTGCCGAACGGAACGATGACGGTGTCCTTGAGCGGATGGTATCTGGCGAAACTATCCACCAAGTCGAACATCGACACAAGCTCTCTCAATAGCTCTGGGCAAGCGAGCCCGGCACTATTCATCAATAGCACCACCACACCGACGAAATTAGGTCTGTCGCAGCAGTATTCGAGATCGAACTCCAGTGACGGAAGCATTGACTTGCGCGTTCCCGTTCTGGCGCTGTCGGACTCGTTCGTCGTCTACCTCAATACCGGTGACGTTGTGCGCGGCGGCCAGGTCATCGGGTCCAATGCAGCGAACCGGCAGGTTACCGGGGATGCTGCGGGCACAGCGACCTACCTGTCCCTTTCGCTGCTCAACCGAAGCCAACTGTAAAGGGGAACAATGAACTTCGAGCAGGACAACAGCGGTTTTATCAAGGCTAAGGGACTCGACGGCTCAGACGTGTGGTTCAAACCGCTGACTCTGGGCATGCGCAACGTTGCGGACGGTGTCGAAATGACCTTCGCTGGACCGTACACCGTCACCGTTCAGGGCAGCGCCGAGGAATACCTCGAATTCCTCAACCCCACACCCGCCGCCGAGGAATAGATGCCCTGGTCTCCCAACCCACCTGCGGAAGTTCCTGAGCCGCAGCGAAGTTGGTGGAAAGAGCCTGCCCCCTCTGAACCGCAGAGGCCTTCACAGAGTTGGTTTTGGATACCCGAGCGCACAGGGACATTCCAGGCCGAGGGTCACATGGCGGCCCAGGTCGGGCAGGTATACACCATCGGCGCCGACATGGCAGGTGCGGGCATCATGTCGGCGCAGGTAGCCCAGATATACAACTCGACAACGGAATTCGTGGGCGCAGGCGCCCTCGCCGCCGACATCCGACAGATCTACACGAGGCAAGCCGACATGTCCGGCGCGGGAACAATGGCCGCCGACGCCAGGGTCCGCCTCGATCGCATCGCCCAGCTCGCGGCGGCGGGAACCCTCTCGGTGCAGCTGCTCCAGCAGTTTCTCCGCCCGGCAGTGTTCTCGGCGGCGGGCACGATGGCCGCGCAGGTGTCGCAGGCGTACGCGCTCGGCGCGGCACTTACCGGCGTAGGAACCTTGGCGACGCAGGTCGCGCAGAAGTACCAACTCGGGGCAGCGTTCGCAGGCGCCGGGAGTATGGCCTGCGGAGCAGCTTTCCCGGCCATGTCTCCGGCTACACAGAATTTCAGCAGCACCGGCAACGGTACCTACAACATCCCTTACTGGTGCAGGTACATCGATGTCGTCTTCATCGGGGGAGGGGCCTCGGGCCAAACCGGTAACGGTGCAATCAGCACCGCCGGTAAGGGCGGAAACCCCGGCCAGTGGCAAGCAGTCCGGCTGGAGCGCGGGGTCGATATCCCGTGGACCGCGACCACGTTAACGCTCAATGTCGGAAGTGGTGGGGCGCGGCCCGCCAACAGCGATAACGCCGGACCCACCGCAGGCGCGAACACAGTACTCACCTACCAGAATCTCGCGGGCCAAACCATCACCCTGACGGCAGCGGGCGGCAGCGGCACCCAGTCCAGCCAGAACGGTGGCGTACCAGGGAACTTCACCTTCCAAGGCGTCCCCTACACCGGAGGCAACGGGGGGACAGGCAACGCGGGCGCCGGAGCCCAGCCGGGCGCCGGAGGTGCCGGAGGCAACGGCGGAATCTTCGGCTCACGTACCCAGGGCGGACTAGGCGGTAACGGCCAAGCCTGGTGCCGCGCATACCAATAGAGAGGTAATCCTCATGTCAATCAAGGTCCCCCAGACACGGCAGTCCCTCGCCGACGCATGGAAGGGTCTCGGCAGCTGGATTGGAGCAGCCACCAACGACCCAGGTGTCACCCAGACCCCAGCCAGCGAGGTCAGCGGTGGCGGCTACGCCCGTGCTCAGGCTACCTACACTTCCGGTAGCGGCGGCAACGTATCCGGCAGCGCCGTCACACTTCCCGTTCCAAATGTGACCATCAACTACGCCATCTTGGCATCCGCTGCTACGGTCGGCGCCGCCAACATGATCGACAACTGCGCTGTCACGCAAGCCATTTTCTCCACCCCTGGGAACTTGGTCCTCACCCCATCCTTGGGCATCGTGTGACCGCCCCGGCGGAAGCCGATGGGCTACTCCGGGTTGTCGTCTGGCCCGTGTACATCGGGATGGCCGGTGAGGATGGCCGCGAGCCGTTGCACCCCGAATACCGGCGCGGCCAGATCGACTGGCAGCCAGTGCCAAACGGCAGCATTGAGGGCTCGGCGTTTGTCCATGTCCCCGCCGGACGGTACCCGTTCTTCACGTACTGGATGCAGCCCGAAGGCGGCGCCCCGGTGGGAATGTCGCAACCTGAACATCCACTCGTATTCGATATTCGAACTGTTGTCGACATCCGGCCCATAAAGAACGGCGATCTCTTCGTGTCCGACGAGATACGGCGCGCTGGGCTGTGATTCGGGAAGTACTCGCGCTCTGCGACGAGTACGGAACCGACCTCCCCGGCTTCAACGAGAGCCACCCCGAGGACCGCTGTCCGATCTGTGAGCGGCCCGTGATCGATCATCCCTGCCGAGGTGGCGGAGCCGCAAGGTGGCCGCACCGCCGCGCTGTCCTGTTTAGCGCTCTAGTCCTGTGGCGTCTCCCCTGAAACCTTTGGAGGACAACATGATAAGCAAATCGCGAGTCTCTAACACGCTCGTGATCATCGGCGGTGTCGTCAGCGGCGCCCTTCTCGGTGTTGCGGTCGGTGTCGCCTTGTTCGTGTACGAGTCCAAGCACGAAATGGAAGCGAGCTATTGATGATCACCGAAAATGGCTGGCCCTCGTGCAGTATCGCGGAATGCGACGCCAACCCGATTCCGGGCACAGACGTCAGTGTCCCGCTGCAACGCGGCATACCGAACATCATCCTGAAAGCATTCGCGGCGGACTTGAACGCCCGCGTCGAATCTGTCTACAACTCTCGGGGCGGTACCGATGAAGGCGGCTGGACACCCACGAACAGTGTTGACACTTCTAACCATCTGGGTGGCACGGCATTTGATTACAACTGGACCGATCACCCCATGGGGCCGGAGGCCGGTGACCCCGCCGCCGGGTGGAAAGGCTCCAGCCTCATTCCTGGCGATCAAGTACCCGCGATACGGGAACTACTCAAGTTCTACACGTACAAGGGCGTGCAACTCGTCTTCTGGGGCAACGACTGGTCCACCCCGAAAGACAGCATGCATTTCCAGATCGGGTACGGGACATACACTAACCAAGACCTGTGCCGGGAGTTCATAGCGAAATTCATTCGAGCTGACGGGTTCTCGACATACCAGCGGGGAAGCAGCGACGGCAGCTGGACCGCACAGGTTCTCGCTGAGGCAACAGGCCTGACGCTCAGCCGTGCATCGCTGATCCTTCCGCAAATCGCGGAGGGTCTACGCCTGAGTGAATGCGTGAGCCCCCGCCGTATCGCCATGTGGCTGGCGCAAATTGGCCACGAATCGGACAACTTCAATGCCACTGAAGAGTACGAAAAGGGCGATGGTGGGGTTACCGAGCGATGGAAGTACCTCGGACGCACCTGGATCCAAATTACGTGGCTTACGAATTACGCTGGCTTCTCCCGCTGGGCTTATGACCGTGGCCTGTGCTCCACACCAACATATTTCGTGGACCACCCACAAGAGCTCGCCGAACTTCAGTACGCAGGTCTCGGCCCGGCCTGGTACTGGACCGTAGCCCGGGCCAACATCAACGCGCTATGCGACCGGGGTGACCTGAACGGGGTCACCTACCTCATCAACGGCGGCTACAACGGCCTGCCCGAACGCCAAACCCGGTACAACCGCGCACTCGCGTTAGGTGACCGGCTACTCGAACTACTTCAGGAAGGAGACGACATGGCCCAAGTGCCACAAGGCCAGTGGGATCGTGTGTTCCAGGAGCAGACCCAGGAACACGAATCCCTTTCCGGCTACCGCGATCCCGACGAAGGGAAGATCGGAACCTGGTGCCGAATCGACCGCAACAAGGATCTGATGATCCACGAGCTATTCACCGAGTGGAAGGCCGTCCAGGTCGGCGATCTCGATTCAATTCGACGCCTCGTCCGATCGGCAGCCGGGCTCGGCGCCAACACCACGCCCGCTTTCATCGCTAACGCCAAGCGGATGTTGAAGAAGGTCCCCACCGAATACCTCCAAGAGGGCCTGGCCTACCTGGAGTCAACGAATCCTGCACTACTACAGGCATTTATCTCACAGAACGGAGCGTCATGATAACCGACAAAATTCGCCAATACTACTACCTGCTCTCCGGCCTCGTCGGCGCTGTTGTTCCGATCCTGATTGCGGTCGGTGTCCTCAGCACGGACCAAGGAAGCCAGTGGAATAACCTCGTCGTCACCTTCGGCTCACTGATCGGTGCTGTCGGCTCGGGCGCCGCTGGCGTCGTCTTGGGTAAGCAGCTCAAGAAGGGAACCCTCGACCCGGCGGCCTCACCTGTGGACCAGGTCCTCAACGGCATACCGGTACTGATCGATACCGCCGCGCAGGCGCAAGCTGACCTCGACCGCGTGAAGAAGGTAGCCGGTGACGCGTTCGGCAGCGTTCCGGGTGTCGGGCCCCTCGCTAGGCAGGCACTGGACCAGATCCTGCCGGGCAACTGATGCCCCTCCACGTCAGCTCGAACGGCCTCGTAACGGCGGCCTGGCAGAAGACGATGGTCAACCGCTATCGGGTGTACGCGGTATCAGCGAACGGTTCCCAGCTGAAGGTTGACTCGTACTTCGGCTACGACGACGAGAAGGTGCAACGCGAGTACCAACGCCGCACCGGACAACCCCAGACCGGCGTCGTCACGGATGCGGACCTGCATCGACTCGGAGTGTTTCCGACGTTGTTCTCTGTTCACGGGACAGGGCAAGCGGACCCGTTCGGTATTGGCCTGCCGGCGGACGCCGCGCGGGAATGCCTGGATCTGTATTGGTGGCAGCCGGTCGGCAACTACCCGGCGACAGCGGTGCCGATGGATGGCTCCGTGAATCAGGGTGAGGCTGAGCTGTTCAGCCTCATCAACGACCGCACTATCTGCCCCGGCCCGTTCGCGATGTTCGACTACAGCCAGGGCAGCATCGTGGGCGGGCGTATCCGAAACCGGCTTCGTGATGGTGACCTTCGGTCCAGATACAGGGACTTCATCGCCTCCGCGAGTTGGGGTAACCCGATGCGGCCCCCAGGCTCCTACGCGGGCAACGGCGATCCCGGTGGCCACGGGATCGACCCACAGCTGGAGATCATTGCCGAGCCGTTCTGCATCAACCTGGCGCAGCGCGGCGACCTGTACACCACCTGCCCGGACGGGGACGTGGGGGAGATGGAACGCGCCATCTTCAATGCGGTGTTCCGCCGCTGGACTGGCAAAGACAGTGTTCCCGAGCAGTTGTTGGAGCTGATCACCAATCCGGGCAGGGAGATTCCGGCACTGGGTAAGGCCATCTGGAACGGCGGCCTGTTCGTAGTTCGAGGTACCGGCCCGCACGTCACGTACCACGTGAATGAGTGCCCGGGGACGGGGATGACGTACTGGCAGTACGGCATCAAGCACATGAGAGACGTTGCGACCAAGCGCCTAGAGGCGTTGGTGGCTGCGTAGGTGAGGGCGATGTGGCGGTTACTGAACCGGCCCGGAGAGGACTACATGTTCGCGCTTGGGCCAATGTCGCCTCTGCTCAATAGCCCCGACGATTTCATGTTCGCCGGGGCTTTTCTCTTCCTGTCCACGGCGGTGGTTTGGGCGGTGATCACTGGCCGTCTTGTGCCGAAAGGCACTGTGGACAAGATCGTTACGTCGAAGGACGACGAGATCAAATTCCTCCGCGAAGCCACCGGCAAGCTGGCCGGGGCCGTGGATAAGTACGCGGCCCCAGCCCAGCTCGCGGTAAGGGCCATCGAGTCCATGCAGGAGCGGCCATGAAATGGCGAAACCTGAAGTGGGGTAAGCGGCCAAGCCCGGATGGGGCTGGTGTCGAGGAGGCGCTGGTGCGTCGCGATGAAGCGCAAGAGCGTTTGGAACAGGCCACAGAAATGGAGCGCCGCGCCGAAAGGCTCATTGAAGCCAACGGGTTTGCGGAAGCGTTCGAGCGGACGATGAGACGGAGGCTGGCTCGATGAGAAACCCGGTACGTCTGCGACACGTGGCGGCGGTCGCGGCGTTGGCGTTCCTACCGACGATCTGGGCGAAGCCCGACACCGTCGCGGACATCGCGCTCACGGTCTCCGCGTCGCTGTCGTGGATTTTCACCCTGCTTTACCTGCTGCGGTCTACGTGGTGGGCGCGCCCAGTTGGCCGAGTAACGGTGTGTATCTACCTGGCATTGTCGCTCGTCCTTACCCAGAACTCGGTCTCGGCGTGGTGGGGACAGGACTACCCGTGGCGGGGCCATGTTCGCGGGCTTCTGTACGCGGGGTTGGCGTACGCATTCGTGAAGCTGATCGCGGCGTTACGAAGGATTCAAACCAAGACCTGACCAGACCAGCGTTCGATGTCCGCCCCCTTGGCCTCCGGGCCGGGGGGCGGATTCTGTCGTTTGCTGATAGGTAAAGCGGGCTATACTTCGGCGCATGGTGCGAGAGCGGAAGCTGAGCGAGGAGCAGGTGGCACACCTGGAACTCATCGCCCGCCGTCGTGCGCGCCGTGAAAGCGCCGATTCGCAGCTTATTGAAGCGATCAAGGACGGCCAAAACCTCGGTCTGACCCAGCCTGAGATTGGTGAGGTCGCAGGCCTTACCAAGCAGCGTGTTGGGCAGATCTGGCGCGGTACCCGGTAACTCCGGTCCGGCCACCCCTCTTCCGTCTCCTCCTGGTCCCGCGCTGGCGGCCATCCATGACCGAGTGACTCCGTGTTGCCTTAGGCAAATTCGATGATGCAAATCTAGTCACCTGGGGAAATAGCATATTTATGCAGCGGAAGAGCGCTGTGTCGGTAAAGCGCGCTATACTTTTGTGGTCAGTCTAGCGAACGATTCGCTGCCTCGCTGAATCCACGAAAGGAATGATCCGATGACCGCTCCCACTACCCTCCCGGCACTCCCGCAACGCACCCTCCGTCGCGGCGACCTCGCCTCCCTGGTGGAACTCCTCCAACACCAACACGCCCACAAGGCAGATCTCGTTGTCCCGATGTCCCGTATCCACTTCGAGCACGGCGAACTGATCCTTGACGGGTTTGAGCCCCACATCGATGAAAACGGCGTCACTGAGGTAAACGGCGCCTTCCGTATGACCGGCCTCGCTGACGCGCAGCTCGGCAACGTCCTCGAAATCCCCACCAAGTACGTGCGAAAGCTACGTGGGCAGCACGTCGAACTGCTGGATACCAACTTCAACGAGCTGGCCATCATGGCTGACCCCAACAAGAAGGTCCTCATCCGAACCCTGTACGGCGTGGACCCGCTGTACCCCGACACCAACGGAATTGTTCGTGCGGTGCTCTCGGACAAGTACGGCATCCGCGACAACCTCGATACCGTGCTGGCACTCCTGGAAGGAATGCGGGCCGCCGGTCTCAACGAGGCACATATTCGCAGCTGCGACCTCACCGACGACCGCCTGTACTTGCGTGTCACCGCCCGCGAATTCGGCGTCCAAGCAGAGAAGCTGCTGGAGAACTACCGCTCACCGTTCCAAGGCACCGGCCACGGCGGCGAGGCTGCCGAGAATCCCAAGCTCGTGTACGCGGGTCTCCTCGTCACCAACAGTGAGACCGGTGGGGGCGCGCTCACTATCACTCCCGAGCTTCGGGTCCTGGTGTGCGACAACGGCATGACCATCAACGCTGACGCCATGCGGAAGGTTCATCTCGGCCGCAAGCTCGATGAAGGCCAGATCGAATGGTCCGCCGACACCATCGACGCATCCAACGAGCTGGTCAAGCAGCAGGTCAAGGACGCGGTCGCCGCGTTTATGAACGTTGATTACGTTGCTCGCACCGTCGCCAAGCTGGAGCAGACCAGCGCAGTCCCGTTGGACGATGCCCAAGGCGCCATCGAGGCCGTCGCCAAGAAGCTCGCCTACTCACAGGACGAAATGAAGGGCATCCTGGACCACTTCATCAAGGGCGGCCAGCTCACCGCTGGCGGAGTGATGCACGCGGTCACCTCGTACGCGCAAGAGATCGAGGACGTAGACCGCTCCAACGATTTCGCCGCCACCGGAGTGGACGCGATGCTCGCCGCTGCCCGCCGGTAGTTACCTCCCGAAACCCCCAAGAGGGCCAGCCCACCGCGGGCTGGCCCTCTCTGTTGTACAGGGCTAACTGATCGGGGTGTCCGGGCAGTACGCGCGGCCCGCCGCGCCAGCGAGTAGCGCCGCATGCTCCTGAGAGATCTTCGGATAGTTCTGGACGATCCCCTTCACGGCGGCGGCCAAGTCGTTGCCCGGTCGCTCCTCGAACCACTCACAGACCCTGTGCCCCAGCGCAATCGACTGCTCCCGGCTGCCCACATTGATGTCGTGCTGGACGAGCACCGCCATGAACGCCTGATCGCTGGGGTTTCCCTCCTCCGGGGTCGCGGAGGTGGGTTGCGCCGTCACGGTGACGGTTTCCCGCGCCGGTACCGAGACAATCACCGACGTGACAACCGTGCTGCCGCCGGCAGGAGGAGCGGGCTGTTGGCTACACGCGGCCAGCGCGACTGCCGAGAGCCCGTACAAGCCGAGTTTGCGCAGGTCCATAGCGGTTAAGGTACTAGCGACACCGCGTGGCTGGCTAGTGTCGCGGCACTGGCCGCAACCACAACTGCCGCCGCTGAACTGGCCCACCGCGTCCAAGGGCGCGGGCCGCTATTAGCGGCGGCCAGCATCGTCTCCCGCATCTCGTCGTCATCGACCGCCGTATAGAGCTGCGTCGTGGCGACACTCGCGTGACCGAGGAGCTGCTGGAGCGCGCGGAGGTTCCGGGTCCGCTGGTAGGCCTGGGTGGCGAAACGGTGCCGCAGCTTGTGCATCGTCCAAACCCCCGGCATCGCTACCGCGCAAAGCTTCCCCACCCAACGTGCAGAGAGGTGGCCGTCGTCCGCGCCGGGGAACAGGAATCCGCGGTCTCCGCGGCCGGGGGTGTGCCCGCCCGGCCCGGCGAGGATCATCGCCGCGATCTCGTCCGAGATCGGGATGAGGCGATCCTTGGCGCCCTTGCCGTGCACGAGCAGCTGATACCCAGAGAATCCCTCGCGGAGGTCATCGGTGTGGACTTGGGCGACTTCGCCTCGTCGGAGCCCTGCCTCGCAAGCCAGGTACAGCATCACCGTGGTCCGTGCGTCGGCCGCGACGAGAGCTTCCTTCCAGATGCGGTCGGGGGCGGGCTTCGGTGTAGGTAGCCCCGCCTTCACCGATGGCAGTTTCGTGGAAGGGTCGATCGGGATGTGGCCTGCCGCATGGGCCCAACCGAAGAAGCCAGTAGTCGATGCGCGGTAGCCGCGCCGAGTTTCTTGCCCCCACTGCCTCTGGTGGGCGAACCACACCTCGAGTAAATCGTGTGTCACCTCCTCGGGTGAGGCTCCTAAGCATCTGGCTATCCGGCTCATATGGGCCATCCGGGTCCCGATTGTTGTCTTCGGTCGCCCGGCTGCCTGGAGGAACAGCCGGTAACGCTCGATGAGCGGCTGCCATTCGGCCGGTATTGGTAGCGGCGCCGGTCCTGAGGTACTTCGCCCAGTTATCACTGAGGCCCCTCGGTCTTGATGTGGAGGTCAATATAGTGCTGCGAATACCCCTCTGAGACAAGTGTTTCCACCATGCGTGCTCCGCCCCTTGCTTTGTAGTGCCGCCTCCCCGACGTAACTAGAAAACGGACGATAGCTGCCGTTATTAGAAACCGCCAGAAAATCTGGAAATTCGCGTCTATTCTGTTACTTGTGCGACTACATCCCCTGTCCCGTGCGGTGAGTGCTGTCCTTCGAGCCATCGCTGCCAAAAAGCAAATCGACCAGCACACCATCGCTAAACGCACCGGCTACACCGACGACAAGGTGTCGCGACTACTGGGGACGCGCCGCACCGGCGCACAGCCGATTGGCCTCGATGACGCAGACATGATCGCGAATGCCCTGGACACCGACCTGCTTGAGGTGATTGCGGAAGCTATTCGCGATACTCCCGACCGGCCCAAGAGGCGGCCATCTGCCGCCGAGATCTTCGAGAGAGGTTTCTGATGGACCCGCTCGGCACGGCGTGCGCAGTGGTGCTTGCCCTCGCGGCCCTCTATCGGACGGTCAAACGGGCACCGTGGCCGCTCACCATCGGGCTCTGGGTGACAAGCGTTTCGCAGCTCGTGAGCGCTCTCGTCACCACCCTCGACCCGCCACTCATGGACCTGACCGGTTGGGCCAACCTCTCCCAGGTGATCACCTACGTGCTCATGGTGGCGTCCTCGTACATCTTCGCGCGCACGACCTGCCGCATCGCAGACCTGAACACCCTTTGGGCACTGGTGATTACGTGGGCATCGATCATCGGTATGTGCGCCGTGTATCTGATCACCAATCTCTCGACCACACCCAGCCTCGTGATGGAGACCATCCCTGGGCCGCCTAGCTATGTGTTCTCGTGGCTGCTCGCGGTCGGGCTGCTGCCTACACATATCGCCGCCGTCGTCGGCGCGAAGAAAGGGCAGGAGAACCGGGTTCTGTTCTGGCTGTTCGGAATTTACGGCGTCGTTGGCGCGCTCTACCCGCTGCTCATGGTCCTGGATCGGGTCGATATGTACACGCTCCGGTGGACGCTGGAGGCCACCTACCCGATCGTGTGGACGATCCAGCTCGTCAGCTTCACGGCGCTGTCGTTGGCCGGTGTGGTCGGCGCCCGGCGGCGCGTCCAGTCGGACACGGCTGATGCGTCGTAGGCTCACGCTACTGCGGGTTCTTGCGGCGTTGGTGTGTTGCGACGCGCCCTGCGATACTCGCCGAGATCCGTGATCGCTCCCTCGGAAGAGGCAGGCGACTTGGGAACCCCTAACCAGAAGGTTAGGGGTTCGAATCCCTTCGGGCGCACACCTGGGCCACCGGGGTCATTCCCATCAGGCCGACCAGTCAACAGCCGCTCTGGGGAAACCCCTAGGGCGGCTGCGTACTTTTCAACCTCGGCGAGATCAATAGGGTGATCGCCTGAAAGTCGCCGAGACATGCTGGCGACGTTGGTTCCAAGCAGCCTGGCGAAGGCCGCTTGAGAGATGCGCTTCTCCCCGAGCAGCCCCCGGATTCGGCGGGCCACCGTCTGGGACAAAGTCTCGTTTGGGACCGAATACAACGTACTCATAGCGCTCATGATAACCGTCTAGCGGTCGTGGTGAAAGTTAAAGCTAACTAAACGGCCGGAAAAGTAACGCACACCTCACTTAAACCGGCGCGCCGTATCTCCAAACGGTAGCGTCGTTACCTGCCGTGAGTTATCGTTACGCTGTGAGTAACGATCCGACGTTGGACGAGATGATTGGCTCCACTATCCGAGCTGAGCTCGCCCGACGCAGCCTCACCGCCACCGACGCATCCGTTCCCCTCAAGCGCACCCGGCAGTACGTGAGCCGCCGCCTCAAAGGGGAATTGAGCTTCACTCTCGCCGACCTCGACGGCATCGCCCGCTTTCTGGGTATCTCCCTCACCTCTCTCCTCCCCGACTCCGCCTCCAAGGCCGCATGATGTCCGCCGTCTCCGTGACCGCGATGTCCCCGAGTGACGCCCGCGCCCTCACCGAGAGCATCCGCACCTCCGTCGATCGGGTCTGGGATCTGATCTCGAAGGCGTACACCCAGCGGGCCTGGGCTGTCCTCGGATACCCAAGTTGGGATGTCTACTGCGAGCGCGAGTTCGCCTCCACCTGGTTCAAGCTGCCGCGCGAGACACGCACTCAGGTAGTGGTGTCTCTCCGCGATTCTGGGCTCTCCACACGCGCTATCGCGGCGGCAACCGGGGTCAGCCAGAGCACAGTGCAACGCGAACTCCCCGCACCGCCTACTGAGTCAAATGAATCAGTAGGGCCGATCACCGGCACCAACGGCAAGATCTACCAGCCGACGCAGCCGGTACGACCACCGCTGACCGTTGTCCCAGACCTCCCACATGAGCCCCCGGTGGCCGCCGACGCTGCGCCTTCTCCCGCGCAGGTGGCAACGGGCGCTCCCACGGTCTCGGGGGTGAGCGCTCCCCCCGCTGCCGCCACCACCGAGACCGTGGAGAGCTTTGCGAAATGCCCGTGCGGCTCCACCATGACGCTTTACGCGGGTGCGACGTACGAAGACCGATTGGCCTACCAGGACTGGCGCGATGAGCACGAAGGCTGCGCCCTTCCTGAACCCGCCGCCCCCGCACCGGTTCCCGAGCCCACCCCGCGCCGGAAGCCGATCACAGACTCCTTCGCCGATGCCACCACGGCCATGACGAAGGCGGTGAAGCGGGTAGAGGCGATAGCGGCCGATGACCGCTTCGACAAGAACGCGGACCAAATCGCCATCTACGCAAGCGATCTGATCCGCGCGCGAGACGCGCTGCAACGCGTCATCGAGAAGTTGCCCTCGTAAACCAGCAGAAGGAGCACCTCAGTGTCGAATGCTATCCCACTTCGGAGGAACCAAATGGTCACATCCGATGTCGAGCGGATCGACGGCAAGCTCGCCGACGAATACCTCAAGTTCAACGTCCACAACCGGCCCCTCAGCGAGAAGAAGATCATGCAGCTCGCCGCCGACATGGAGGCGGGTCGCTGGCAGTTCAACGGCGAGGCAATCAAGTTCTCCCTTGACGGTTCACTCCTCGACGGGCAGCACCGCCTCCACGCGGTCTCCCTATGCGGCGTGCCCGTGGAGATGCTTGTGGTTCGGGGCCTGCCGGCGGAATCGCAAAGCACCATGGACCAGGGCCTCAGGCGGAGCGCGTCGGACCAGCTGAACCTCGCCGGTATCAACTCCACGAACTCAGACGCATCGGCGATCAAGACGTTCATGGTGTGGCAGCGCGGATGGCTTTACACCGACAAGGCCTCCGGCGCCATCACGACCTCGGACGTAGTGCAGTGGGCCACGGAGCACCCCGAGGTGTTCGAGCTGATCCGCCGGGGCGGCGCGTTCAATCGGGTGAAGGCGCGGCCCGGCCTGGTGCGTGCCGTGTTCGCGGGTATCGCGTACTGGCACGGCGTTGAGACAACCAGCCTGTTCTTCCAGCGTGTGCTCGACGGCGCCGGGCTGGAGATTGGCTCTCCGATCTTGGCCCTGCGTAACCGTTTAGACCGGGTGCGCGGCGAGGGCTTCAAGATGTCTGACCGCGAGGCGATTGGCTACTTCATCGTGGCGTTCAACCACTGGCTCGCCGGGCACAACATCGCGAAGCTCCAGCAGCCCAAGGGCGGCTGGAACGGAACCAACTTCCCCACGGTTTCCCGCGCCACGCAGGAAGCACTCGCCTGATGTTCCGCGAGATCGTCGTGCCCTGGCTCCGCGAGACTGTGGTGCCCGTCTTCTGGGTGCTCACGTTCGGGGCATTCCTCGGCGCCGTCCTGACAACGAACGTCCTCGCCAGCCGGTGATCACCATGGCGCGCATCCTTCAACGCCCTGAGCTGCCAGCGCATCTCGCGGAACTCAGCGGGGATCACACGGTGACCGAGGCTGCACGTCTCCTGTCCGTGGACCCTGCGATCAACATCGGGCGGGACCAGCTGTTCGAGGCAATGGCCAACGAGGACTGGATAACCCGTGGTCGTGACCAACGCTGGCACGCCTACCCAGAGAGCGTGACCCTCGGCTACCTCGCACTCCGTCCCGGCGGCGAATACGAAACACCGACCGGGGTCACCAAGGAACGCCCGCACATCATCCACCTCACCGTTGCCGGTATCGGCGAAATGCACTACCGGCTGGGCGGTTCCCAGCAGCTCGCACTCGCGTAACACAAACCAGCACAAGGAGAAGGCAATGAAAAGCCAATGGTTGCGGCGTGTCCTGTTCGGGGTCCAACCGGCACCCGAACAGGCACCGCCAAGCCTCAACCCGATCTGGGACGAATTGTCCGCCAAGCTCGGCACACCCGCCGAGATCTGGAGCACCGCAGCATGATCCGCCTACTAGCCTCCACTGCCGTTGCTTTCGTAGTAGCCGTGGCATCGGCTTCCCCTGCGACCGCCGACCCAGTGAACGACGCTGCGAACAACGTGGGCGGAGCCCTCTGCATTGCAATCAAGGGTGATCCAACCTTCAAGGGCATCAACCGAATCGGCGATGCCCTCCACCAGCGCGGATTCACCTACCACGATGCGGGACGAGTCGTGCAGCTGTCCATCTCTGCCTACTGCCCCTGGCAACAGCCGCTTTTCGACCTGTACGTGAAATCCGCCCGCTGGAGGACCGCATGACTGAACTGTGGGTAGTGGATGTAGAAACCACCGGCCTGGACCGAACCCGGCACGTTCCGGTGGAAGTGGCGGCAGTCAACCTCAAGACGGGCCGCGAGATCTACTTCGTCCCATTTGTTACGTCGGAGGCTCTAGGCAACGCAGACCCAGAAGCGTTGCGGATCCACCGGTACTACGAGCGAGCCCTCTACCGGGACAAGCTCGCCAAAACCCCGACCCTGAACTGCTACCACGACCTCTTTGGGGTACTGGAAGGAAACACTCTCGGCGGTGCGAATGCGCGATTCGACGCTGACATGCTCATCGCCGGATACGAAAACGTCAGGGGCGCCGATACCGCCACTTCGCGTAGGGAGCCGTGGCGGTATCGGGTCTCTGACTTATCCGCTTACACCGCAGGCGTATTCGCGCTAGACCCGGCCAAGATACCCGGACTCGCCGCTTGCTGCGAACTCCTCGGCGTCACCAACAGCGCCGAACACACAGCGCTCGGTGACGCACGCGCAACCGCTGAATGCTTCCGCCGCGCCCTCAAGCTCGCCACCAATCTGAGAGAGGCACAACCAAATGCCTGATATGTACAAGCTGCTCCGCGACCAGAACGCTCGCACCGAGGCTGGCAAGAAGCCGGAAACCGGCGTCTACCAGCTGGAGCCCACACCAAAGCCGTTGGAGCCCGGCAAGTTCGAGAAGGCCGTTCTCCTCGCCCTCCAAGGCTCAAACGTGTACGCGGGTTCGGTCCCCGTCGAGGAAGTGGAGCGGCGCCGCAAGAAGAACCGGCACGCGCGCCGCGCCAGGAGCGGTAATACGGCAGCCGTCGCCCTCGAGAACCGGCTGAACTACGCCCAGAAGCGCCGCCGCCGGTTCGCACGCGGCAACGCCACAAACCCGTTCGAGAACCTGACCCTGCTGTACCCGGAGGTTCAATGAGCCGCCGCCAGTGCATCCATGAGGGTTGCCCGAAGCTCGCTGTCGGGCGTGGCCGCTGCGCGAACCACCTGAAACAGTGGACGTTACGGCAGCGTGCGTACGGTCGCTTCGACAACGATCGGCGCCCCGTCGATGCCCCGCAGCAGCGGCTCCGTGAACTACGCGGCGCCGGTATCGGGCTCCGCCAAATCCAGGCACTCACCGGGTTGGAGCGCGCCACCCTTTACAAACTGATGGAACCGGGGCGGCATTGGTGCTCCAGCCGCACTCACGACCTGATACTCGCTATCCCGGCCGCCGCGCCGCACCAGCTAGCCAACCCGAACGCGTTCATCGACTCCACCGGAACCATCCGGCGACTCCGCGCTCTAGCCCGGATCGGCTACGGGGGACCGCAGGTCACCCAGCTGCTCGGCATCGCTGACCGAACGGCCCTGGGCGGTTTGTACGCGGGGAAGGCGAAGAAGATCACTGCCGGGAAGGCCCTAGCGATATCAGAGCTGTTCGAAAAAATCGAAATAACTGAGGGGCCAAGCCCTATCGCACGGCGCCTTGCCATCAAGAAGGGCTGGCCACTACCTCTCCAATGGGACGAGGACACCATCGATGACCCGGCGGCCAAACCCATAGAGGGCAGCAACCACAGCCCGTTCAAAGAGCGGTTGGAGGAGCTGCACGACATGGGTATCCGCGATGTCAATGAGATCGCAGAACGCCTCGAACAGAAGCCGGAATCCGTTAAGCGCCAGCTCGAACGGATCAAGTCCGCGAACAAAGAAGAAGGCGCGGCGTGAGCAAGACCAAGCCGGTACCCGGCACCGTCGAGGCGTTCCCCCGGAAGGACAACGACGGGTTTGCGTGGAAGTGGACCAGTCCCAAGGGTAATGAGCACTTCAACTACGGCCCATACCCAACGAAGGCAGCGGCAGCCGCAGCCGGTCGGAAATTCGCGCGGAGCTTTACAGCCAAGCCCGCCCACACACCGCTCGAACCGGACGACGAATGAGCGAGCAGCCTGAGCGTCCGCAAGGCGTCTCCATCACCAAAGCCGATGGGCGGAAGATCGTTTGCGAACTTGTCTACGTCGGGAAAGACGATGATGGCTACGACGAGTGGCAGTGCGCCACTCCACTCAGCCCCGGTGACGTTCTGCACGTCGATGTCCTGCCGGCCAAGTCGTCAATCGTCGGACCGGTCCAATGACCGCGCCGTCGATCTGGGACGAGGAGTTCATCACCAACTGGGATGAACCGCTTACCCGCGTGCACGTCAGTGGCCGCTCGATGGGGTGGTGCGAGTGGTGCGGCAAGGAGAAGGCCGCCGAGAAGCACCACCGGATCAACCGCTCGCAAGGCGGGAAGTGGCACCCCGCCAACATCATCGACCTCTGCGGGGCCGACCACCGGGCCGTCACGGTCAACCCGGAATGGGCGCAATCGGTCGGTCTCGCCATCCCCGGCCACCCACAGATCTCGCCCTCGGCGGTGCCGGTGCGGAACCGGCCGAACCGGCAGCCGGACCTCTGGCTTCACGACAACTACCTACCAGCAGGGAAGAACATGCGATGACTGATATCAAGCCGGGGATCTACCGGCCCGGCGAACCGGGGTTCATCGCTCCGGGCACACCGGAGCACTCGGAGCTCATCAGCCCCTCCAAGGTGGCGGCAATCATGGGCCTCTCGCGTTGGGATTCGCCGTATTGCCTGTGGCACCGGATGAAGGGCCTCGCGGCACCGGAGCCGGAGAAGGACATCTTCCGGGTTGGGCATGCGTTCGAGCTCGCGCTCGCCGAGCTCTGGCGGTACGACAACCCCGGCTGGCAGCTTTCGCCCGGCGAGGTCCAGTACGTCGGTGACCCGGACAAGTTCGGATTCCCTTATCTGGTCACGTTGGACCGGCGCGGGCGTCGGGGCCGGACTCGCCGCGATGTGGAGTTCAAGATCGCCCGCTCGTTGGAGGAGTGGGGCGACGACTTCACCGATGAAGCGCCGCCGGACTACTTCACTCAAGTTCTTACCCAGCAGGTGTTCTCGGGGCTGACGAAAGAGCCCGCACACCTTGTGGTGATGGGTCCGCGGTTTCAGCACCACACGTACGTAATCCCGTACAACATGGCGGCTGCGGCCGCGATCATCAAGGCGTGCAAGGAGTTCTGGGACTCGCTCGAAGCGAGTGATCCGCCTTCTCTCGATAACTCGGTGGCTACTTACGAGTTCGTTCGCGAGCAGCATCCCGATATCGCGCGCGGGATCACCGTGAACGTCACCGCCGAGGACGGCTCCGAGTTCCTTGCCGCAGTGTCGGAATCGAAAGAGGCCGCGAACCGCGAACGCGGCGCCAAGACAAAGATTCTCGACCTTATGGGCGATGCCCAGTACGCGACAGCGGGCGGCGTCCGTATCGCCCGCAGACAACCAGGCAGGGGCGGATCGGTGTCCCTGTACGCGGTCCAGTGAAACAACCAGAAGGAGAACCAGCAATGTCCGAAACCACCGACATCGTCCAGGTGGATGTTCCACCACTGCCAGAAGTGTTCATGGATGAGCCGACCACTCCCGCGATCAAGCGGATGGAGGCAGAAGCCCGCGCGCTCCAGACCGCCTACAACATGGCGAAGTCCCTGTCGAAAACGTCGATGGTGCCGCTGCACTTCCAGCAGACACACATTCCGAAGGGGCAGCGGGAACCTCTTGGGGACAGAGCAGCGCAGGATTTAGCCGCCGCCATCATGTATGGCGCCGAGCTCGGTATGTCCGCGATGCAGGCCGCGCAGAACGTGTTCACGGTCCACGGATCGCCGGGTGTCTACAGCAAGACCATGGTGGCGCAGGTCCGGCGCTGGATCGACAACAACGGAACCGGTGGCCCTGACGGCGATGGGGTCTGGGAGGTCGCTGCGTCGCCCGAGCGCGTCGTATGGGCGGGGCGGCGCGACGGCAAGCCCGCCTCATCCGAGTGGACTATCGAACGCGCCAAGACAGCAGGGTTCACAAGCAACGAGAAGTACCAGAAGCAGCCGACCGAGATGCTACGCGCCAAAGCGCAAGCCGAAGTCTGCCGAATCCTGTTCCAGGACGTACTCCTCGGCATGAGCCATTCCGTCGAGGAACTACAGCTCTCGGAGACAGTGTCGGTACAGCGGGTCGTCCGCCCGCCTGCGCAACAGAAGGGCCTCGCTGGGCTGCAAGCCGCAATCGAGGAACGCCGGCAGGCAGTCGAGACGACGGAACAGGGGCCGGAACCCAGCCAGCCGGACACCACCGTAGAGCCCGTCCCGGCACTAGAACCCGAGCCAGCGCCAGTAGCAACGGAGGCACAGGAGGCCACCGCGCCGGACGGCGGTGACAACACCCCGCCGCCCGGCAGCGGCAAAGCCGACCGCGCCGCCATCCAGAACGTCCGTGACCTGCTCACGGCCGAGAAGTACCAGCTCCGCACCAAGCAGGGCATGAAGGAAGCTCTGGAGTTCCTGTCCCAGTGCGTATCTCAAGAAGTCACGGACATCGACTCGCTGTCCGACGACCAGGTCGCCGAAGTCATCGCCGTCCTGACCAACACCGAGAAGGAGAAGTAGCCGAATGTTGTTCGGAAGAGAGTTCCCTCCGGGGCCACCGCCCGAGGCTGAAACACCAATTGGTGAAGCCAAGTTCGATGTCGCAACCGAGCTGATGATCACCACCGTCCTCAAGGTGGCTGAAAGCGCGGCGAGCAAGATCGAGGCCCTGGGAGAGGAGGGGAAGGTGCCCAAGCGGGCCGCCTACTTGCTTTCCAACGTCGCAGCCAAGGCGCAAATCAGTGCAGCATTCGGTGAGAACACGCCTGAGTTCAGGGAGGCCATGGTCCGCTTCATGAATGCCGGATGGGTTCCGCCCCAGAAGGACTCGGAGCAGCCGCTCACGCCGAATGGGGTGGCGACCCATGGCTGAGCCTGACGAGGACGAGGCGGTTGTCCGTCCGTTCGCGGCGTTCCTCCAGGAACTCAATAAGGGCCGCGTTCACGACGAGCTGTCCAAGGGGCTCCACGATCTTCTAGCGGCGGTCAAGGCCACGGGTAAGAAGGGCTCGCTCACGCTGACTTTAGTTGTGTCGCAGGAGAAGAAGACTCCAATGCTCATCATTGACGACGACGTGACGCCCAAGCTCCCGAAGCCTGACCGGACGCGTTCCCTGTGGTTCGTGGATAAAGACGGCAACCCCACGAGGTCCGACCCGAATCAGCTCGATTTCAACTCCATCCAAGCCGTACCCACCCCGGTGCCAACCGAGGACAAAACCAGAAAGGAAGCCAACTAGATGCCATTCAACGACCACAATTCCCGTACCGAGATCGATGCCACAGCCGACCTAGCGCGGCTTGCCGCAGAGCGCGTAGACGCTGTATCACCCGATACAGCAGATGTTTTCACGTACACGGTCCGAAATGACGAGAGCCAGCAGTTTCATTCGCTGGAGAAGTACCTACCGAACCCGCGCCGCCAACGCGGTACAACGGCGGTCCTGGATGCCGACAGCCTGAACCTGCTCCTGGCTAAGGTCCAGCACCTCGACGCTCTCGGTTTCGCCGACCGCGCCAATAACCGGGTAACCGCGATCCTCAACTACGAGGGCTGGGGTGATCACCGGATCGCTCTGCACTTGAAGCACTCTCGAGAATGGGAGCACTGGGCCCGCCTGGACGGCGATTTCCTGCCCCAGGCCATATTCGCCGAACACCTCCAGGATGGCCTCTCCGAGATCTACAACCCTCCGGCGGCCGACTTGGTGGAGATCGTGCGGAAGTTCCAAGCCAAGCGGTCCCTCTCGTTCAAATCGGCTCGGGATATCGCCAATGGCGAGGTCCAGTTCGAGTACGTCGAAGAGACCTCGGAGGCGGGCGGCGGCACGGCCGGGACAGTCGAGATCCCGCAGGTACTCACGCTGAGACTCCCGATCTACGAGCGAGGAGAGCGTTACGAACTGTTGGCGAACTTCATGTACCGGCTGGGGCCGCAAGGCGTTGCGTTCGGATACAAGCTGGACCGGGCACAGGAAGTTGTCGACGCGGCGTTCGACGCGGAGGTCGCGAAGGTCACCGACAGCTTGCCGATTGCGTACGGCCCTGCGCCGGAGCCGGTTCAGCCGTTCACCACTGAGTCCAGCCGGTAGTCGTGTCTGCTGCCGAACGCCACGAGGAAGCCCTGCGTCTCTACGAAGAGGCGCAGGGCCTCCGCGGCGCACAGTCAGCCCCGCTCATCGCGGAGGCGCAACTGAACTCATCGCTTGCCCTGTTCGAGCTGCTGTCCGAATCCGCCTACATCGCTGGGCCGTCTGTCGAGGCCAAAGCCCCGTTCATCGGTGACCCCACCTGGAGGACTGAATGAGCCGCCCACACAAGGAACGGTTCCCGCTCGCCGCTGTCCTGACCGTCGCCGCCGGGCTCCCCGAAGGCGCGCTCTGCAACGTCCGCGAAGTGCAGGCGCTCCTCGGGTTTATGACCGGCGGAACGATCACCATCAACCAGGTGCCGAGGGCTAGGGACTTCTGCCAGGAGTTCCTCCTAGACCAACACGGCTGGTTGGAAGCGCTGGTCCCGGAGTCCACCGATGTGGAGAAGGTGCGGCGCTGGGGCACACGGTGTGAGAAGCAATGGGGCAAGGAAGTGCTGGTGGAGGCTTGCCCCGGCGACGCCTACCGCCATCGCAGCTCCGTCGAAGAAGTCCAGGGCCTATGGCGCCGCCGGAAGGTGGCGTCCTGATGCCTGAGTTCGCAGACCTGTTCCCCGGCGCCGCCCGGAGCACCGCCAACTATCGAGGTGACATCGCCGCCCACATCATGGCCGACACCCACCCGTTCGGCCCCGACCTGCACGGCGCCTACTACGCCCCGGTGTCAGCGGTCTACGACCCGGCCACCGACAACACGAAGGTCACGTTCCGCCCGATCCCCCGCCGGCAGCCCACGAAGCGGAAGCGCGAGGAGCAACCATCCCCGTTCGGGCTGAACCGCCGACAGCGCCGACTACTAGGAGATACCAAGCATGGCAAGCAATCTCGCCGAAATTCTTGAGGTCGGAGCCCGGTACGCGGCGAAAGCCGTTCGCCGTGCTGCTGACACTATCGAGAGCTCTGAGGGGCAACAGCTTCTCGATTGGATCACCGGCCTCCGCTCCACCATCACGCCCGCACCCGCGCCGGTAGCAGAGGGGAACGGCACCCAGAAGCCGCCTGCCGTGGGCTCCGTCATCAAGGTGTCGTGCGAGCTGTGCCCACGCATGATGGACCAGCTCACCGCACCAGACACCCTCTGGGTGTGCCAGGCGTGCGCCATGGGCCACCTCCACTGGGATGGCGTCTCCCGTCACGTGACGCGCACGTACCGGGTGTTGGGGATGTACCCGTGAAGGTCCAGCTGATACGCGGCCAGATCACCACCACCGATGGCGTGACCCGCAAGTTTCAGATCGCGCCCCTCGGCTGGATGCAGTGGGGAACGACCTACGAACATCTAGGCGAGACGGTGGATCTCATCGAAGCGTTGGCCCAGGTCGCCGCCGGGCACATCACCGAGTACGGGACGCAGACGTGAATCCTAAAGGTGAAGAGCGGAAATGGGTCGCCGAGTGCCAGGACTGCCCCACCACAAAGGACGAGGAATACGGCCATGAAGTGAAGGCCGCGTGGGAATTCCCCGGTGGCCGGGACGGTGCAAAGCAAGCCGAACAGTTCGCGGCCCGCCACCGCGCTCGGCGCGGGCACAACGTCCGCCTGCTGAGCAGCATGACCATGACATTCGACCTGTACGACAACCCCGGCCTCCAGTACGTCCTAGGGCTCGGTGACGCCGGAGACAACATCGGACTCCAGCGATGAGTAGCAGTCGTCCGTTCCGCGCCGAGTTCGGCGGATGGTGCGACTACGGCGATGACGCGATCCATCGCGGAGATGAAGTCCGCTACGAGGAAGACGCGCTCGTACACACCAGGTGCCCAAATCCAGTAACCCCCACCGACATACGGGACGTATGCCCCAAATGCTGGTGCCAGCACGCAGGAGAATGCGCATGACCGACAAGACGAAAGTGATCGTGCAGCCGCTCGATTCGAGCGTCCTCATCGACATATATCTCGACGGCTTCATGACGGGCGCCGCCAGTTGTGCCCTCAACTACAGCCAGGGCGACGACGCCGAGGCCGACCGCGTTTCCAACGCCCTCGTTCGCGCGATCAAAGCAGATCCGGCCGCTATGGAAGAAGTACGCCGCGAGGTCCGCGAACGACTCCTCGGAATCGAAGGTGAGACAAGAAATCTCAATGTCTTCAACCCGGACAGCAAGGAACGGTGATCAAGATGCCGAATCTGAGAGTAAAGCTCGTTCTGGAAGCGGTGATCTGCGACCACTGCGACACCTACTTCGGTGTGCCGTTGTGGCTTAGCGGGCACCCATTCCACTGCCCGCTCGGGCACCGGAACGAGGGCCGCGAGTTCGAGACGGAGCCGGATACTACGAACGTTCCGCCATCTCAGGGGATTTGGGACGTGTTGAACGGCACCGCCGCTGAGGAACTGGAATTGGGCGGCGATGCCGGAAGCGTGATCGCCTGCATTCGGGAGATGTTGGCCGAGGAAGGGCATGTGGTCGTTCAGGTCCCACGGGTTGCACACAAGGGGCCACACGATACCGATGCCTCAATGTACGCGGCAGCCGCCGGGCGCCTGGAGCGCGGCTACGGCATAGGTGGCAGCAACCTGACCCGCGCGGTCGCGAAGCTGCTCAGCTCTGTGGCTGAGGCGGCAGCCCGGTGAGCGCCGACAACTGGACCACCTGCTACGCCTGCCGGACCAAACACGACGGCGATATCGCTGAGCGGATAGCCAAGGAACAGAAGCGGTTAGAGCACGCATACGGCACGATCCCGCAAGACGAGTACGACGCCCTACGGGCACAAGCCGGGGCAGCCGTCGCCGCTATCCGGGAATGGCCGCTGGAGAAGACGTTTCGCGAGGACTACGAGATCTACGGTGCCGAAACCGGCGTCGTGACAGTTAGTTACGGAGGCAGCTGCACCGTATGCGGCTACGGGACTTCCTTCGAGGAACGGCACCCCATCGAGGCGCGCGAGCTGCACTCCGTGAAAGGGAACGGCCATGGGTGACAAGACCGGCATCGAATGGACCGACGCGACGTGGAATCCGGTTACAGGCTGCGACAAGGTGTCTCCCGGTTGTGACCACTGCTACGCCGAAACCCTGGCCGAGCGATTCCGTGGCACACCGGGTCACCACTTCGAGCACGGTTTCGATGTTCAGTTGCGCCCCAACATGCTTGAGTTACCGCTTTCGAAGAAGTGGGAAGAGCCGCGCCGCGTCTTCGTCAACTCGATGTCAGACCTGTTCCACGACAAGGTGCCTGACGAGTACATCGCCCGCGTGTTCGCCGTCATGGCACTCGCACCACAACACACATTTCAGATACTCACCAAGCGTCACGGCCGGATGCGGGCGCTTTTGAATTCAAGAGACTTTCTCCAGTTGGTATGGGACGCCTGGAGCGTGGAAGACGGTCCTGACGAATCTGAATCGCTTGGGACCGACCCTGCCGAGCGCTGGCCGCTGCCTAACGTCTGGCTGGGCGTGAGCGCAGAGGACCAGAAGCGCGCCGACCTCCGCATCCCGGCACTGCTCGACACCCCGGCTGCCGTGCGGTGGATCAGCGCCGAGCCGCTACTCGGGCCGCTGGACATCGCCCGGTTTGTCGAGAATGACGACACCAAGTACGACGTGCCAGCTCTCGACTGGGTGGTCGTCGGCGGTGAATCCGGGCCTGGCGCAAGGCCGATGCATCCCGATTGGGCGCGCTCGCTGCGCGATCAGTGCATGGCCGCCGGTGTGTCGTTCCTGTTCAAACAGTGGGGCGAGTGGACCCCGAACACCGGTCACCGCTACCGGGATTGGGCGAACCTCAGTGACCCGCACGCATTCGTCATGCGCGTCGGCAAGAAGGCGGCTGGACGCGAGCTGGACGGGCGCACGTGGAACCAGTACCCGAAAGCGAGTGAGCGATGAGAGTCAATGGGCATTGCCCGATGGGGTGTGGTCAAACCTTGGCCGTTGGCGAAGGCGGTTACGTCACCTGCACGTTTTGGGACTGCCCGAAACCGACCGCCGTATCAGACATTCTGGGCGACAGCGAGATCGAGCATATCGTCAAGATCGGGCACAGTGATTTCACAATCCAGCACCCGCTATGCGAGCGCCTGGACTTTGACCTCTTTCAATGCCCCCTGGCGGCCTACCTGGCCAACCTCAATGGACGACCGGTCCCGCCTGGCCGCTACCGGGCCGTCAAGTCCAATGGTGCATGGGCGTTCGAGGCGGTCGCCCAATGACGACCGTCTGGTTTGTTGCGGACCTCCATATCGGGCATGGACTGGTCGCTGTGATCCGGGCGGAACGGGCCGGTATCGCCCTGCCTGCCAACCCTGTGGATCGGGAGCTCGCGGCCATCGAGTGGCACGACCGAACCTTGGCGGAGAAGTGGGACGCGATCGTTCATCCAGAGGACCAGGTATGGGACTTGGGGGACAACAGTTCTGGCACCAATACCGCACAGATGAAGGCCCTTGCTTGGTTGTTCCGGAGGCCAGGGGAGAAGCATCTGGTGCCGGGTAACCATGACCGCTGTCACCCTATGTACCGCGACGCCCACAAGTGGCAACGCGATTACCTCCAGGTGTTTCAGTCGGTGCAGCCGTTCGCGCGGCGTCGTATCGGCGGCCGAACGGTACTCATGTCACACCTGCCCTATCAGTGCGACCGCACGACTGCTGAGCGCTACAACCAATACCGGCTCCGTGATGAGGGCGCGTGGCTTCTCCACGGGCATACCCACAGCACCGCAAGCTATCTGCCGTTCGTGCACCAACGGCAACTCCACGTGGGTGTGGACGCATGGAACATGGCGCCGGTCGGTATCGACACCCTCGCCGAAGGCATCGAGTTCCTGAATCGGGGTGACGGCTCGTGACCGTGCCAGTACCGATGAACGCCGCTGATGTGCTCACTGCACTGCGCAAACACCATAGTGGTGCAGCGCTGGTACCCGAAGTAGTGATCCACGACGACCATCCAACTTGGGCTGAGCTGCCCGATGGGCACGGCCAGCCCTACACGCGCCGGATCGACGCGTTGATGTTCGACAGCTTGGAGCGCACCGCGATCGAGATCAAGGTCTCCAAGGCCGATGCTGCGAGGGAGACCTGGGAGAAGGTCCAACCCTGGCGCCGCGTGTGCCATCGATTTGTGTACGTCGTCCCTGCCGAACTCATCGAACACCCACCCGTCTACGGATGCGGCCTGTGGTGGGTTCACCCGCACGGGCGCATCGAGGTACGGCGCAAAGTCTCGATCAACAAGACACCGGAACCGTTGCCACAGCACGTAGTACAGGCGCTCGCGTATCGGGCGGCGGGCGTGGCGATCATCAAAAGAGCGGAGAGCACACTATGACCGACACCCCTCCAATGCCAGTGCGGCACGATAGCCGCGTCACCGTGTCCGAGGAGGAGCTAGCCAATGTGGTTCGGCTGCTGCGCGAAACGGTGAATGAGTCATGGCTGGCGGTCAACTTCAAGCCGGGTTATGCCGCAAGCCAAATGAGGGAAATCGACGCCAAGGCCGCGAAATCACTTGTTATATCGCTGATTCAGAAGGTCAACTCCACTCGCCTGGGGTACGCGGAGGGCACTGTCGCTACCCACAACGACGGGCGTCTAGCCCGCCGGTACTACTCGGATGTTGAGCAACGGTTGACGTGGCTGGTCGTTCAGCCACCGAGCGACAAGAAGGTCGAAGTCGAGAGTGGCCCGGAGCTACCCGGCCTCGGCTGGAAGATCCGCGACGACAAGCCGTGGCAAGTGATCCAGTGACCGCCTACACGTTCAACGTAGAACCTCCGCACCTGGGCCAGCGAGTCGAGTTCTACGCGCAGGAAAGGGGATGCCTGCCGGCCACACCGAACTTGGAGCGCGCGAGCCTCCAGAACGCCGTGCTGTTCGGCGGCCCCGCTGTGCAGCGGTGCTTGGAGCAGGCCCCGATTGTCGGGGACCACAAGCACGTGTTTGTGGACACCAAGGTCTCACTACTGCTGCCGGGTTTCATCCCGGCCATACCCGGCTGGCATACCGATGGCGTTCCGCGTCTCGACACAGCGACGGAAAAGGTCGGCACCCCGTTCAATGCTGGCCCTCCCTCGATGAAGGCTCAGTGCGCTCAAGAGGCCGGAGGGTACCGACCTCGGTTCCATACCATCCATGTCGGGAACGATTGCCCCACAAAGTTCATGGCATTCCCATTCACCGTGGGGTTGGACCATGGTGAGGACTCGGGTTTATACCGGGAACTAACGGCCAAGGTGAATTCTGCCAAGCATCTGACTGAGGACGATTTCGTGGATGCCCCTTTGGCGCAGTGGATGTCGTGGGATTGGTCGAATGTCCATACCGCGACGCCCGCCCAGTGGCGTGGCTGGCGGCTCCTAATCCGAGTCACGGAATCCGATCAACCCCCGGTGGATTCGGGATTCATCCGTTCACAGACACAGGTGTACGTACCCACGGAGTTCGGCTGGTGAACAACAACAAGATGGAAGGGGAGCAGTAGTGCCTCGCGAGTACGGGCGTATGTGGTTCTCGATGTGGACCGATGAGGACTTCTGCTCGCAGGAGGTATTCGACAAACTCCTGTTCTGTGTGCTGATCGCGCAACCGTCCATGAATTACGCGGGGTTGCAGCCGATCAACATGCGGCGCTGGCGGAAGGCCCTCCGTCAGGGCGGGCGCATACCCCAGGAGTCTGCCGTAGAGAACGCTCTGGTGCGGCTGGAGCGCCGCCGGTACGTGTTCACTGACGAAGACACCGGGGAGACCCTGGTGCGGTCGTTTATGCGCCGCGACGAGGTTGGCAAGCAGCCCAACGTGATGCTGTCGGCACTCCGCTCGGCGGCGCACGTGGAGTCGCCGAAACTCGCGTACGTCCTTACCGGCGAGCTGGAGCGGGTGCCGCTGCCGTCGATCACAGGCGAAAGCCTGAAAGCGGTGAAGCTCCGCGACAACTTGAAGAGGGCTCACGCGGAAGCGTTGGCGCACTTGGGAACCCTTACCCAAGGGCTATCGGAACCCTTTCCGGAACCCTTTACTGAAGGCTTTGGTGAAGGGTTACCAGAAGGGTTCACGCCACCTGGGGAAATAGAACCCTTCCGGGAACCCTTTGGAGAAGGGTTCGCCTCAGGGTCGGGTCAGGGTCAGGGTCAGGGTGTTATCTCACCTTCCGTAGGTACCTGGGTTGGGGAGCGCTCCGCGCCGCCCCCCGATTTCTGCCCAAAGCATCCTGGCGGCACCGACGATCCGTGCCGCGCATGCCAGCGCCATCGTGAACGCCGCGAAGCCTGGGACGCAGAACGCCCCGCCCGCGAGAAAGCCGAACGCCGCGCCCGCATCGCCGCCTGCACCGACTGCGACGGGCGCGGCTGGCTCGACACCGACGACAACAGCCTCCGCCGCTGCCAATGCAACCCCGAAGCACCCAAGGAGTCAGCATGACGAGTTACCCCACCAACATGACCCTGCGCCCGATCACAGCCTGGCCACACCAGCTCACCCAGGAACGCCGCCGCTCGAACTTCTCCGCGCAATGGGGCGACACCCTCGGCCTTCTTGACCGCGAGCTCTGGTATCTCGGGAACGGCCAGCGGAACGCACCCGCCATCCTCCAGATCGCCATGCGTGAACAGGACTTCCGTATCGACGGGATGCCCCGCGCTACCGCCAAACCCGAACACCCCGGCGTCATCCTGAACGTCGAGTCCCGCACAGGCCCACTGTCGTTCCCCTGCGACACGTTCACCAGCTGGCAAGACAACCTCCGTGCTATCGCGCTCGCCTTGGAAGCGCTCCGGCGTCTCGATCGCTACGGGATCACACCTCGAAGCGAGCAATACGCCGGATGGAAGCAACTCCCGTCCGCCGGAGAACAAGCACCCGCAGGCGTCACCGCGGATGAGGCTGAACGCCAACTCCGACTTGCCGCTGGCGATATGGATTCGCCGCTCGACAGGGTCTACCGAGCAGCACGAGCCGGAGCCCACCCCGACCGCAACGGCGGAGACCGCTCAGGCTGGGATGCCGCCGAGGAAGCCGCCGCCGTACTCCGCGCCCACGGGCGACTCCGGGACGAGCGATGAACACCACCGACAAGGTATGTGCCGGCAGCGGCAAGGTTCCGCTCATCAGACCGCGTAGAGGCCGCGCCAACTGCCCAACCTGCCAGCGCCCCTACCGCATCCGCCGCGACGGCGTGATGCCACTCCACCAGAAGCAACGACACAACCAACCAGCACCCGAGGAGACCTGATGAGCACCACCACTGGACCGAACAACCACCAATGGCTGCGGAAGTGGCTCCGGCTGGAACCCCACCAGCCCATCGGCGCCGAGGGCGAGCCGCCGTACTTGCTGCGCTGGTACGTGATCCCGAGGAACCGCTGGCTGAACGTGTATCTCCACAAGTTCCTACGCGACGACGAAGACCGCGCCCTACACGATCACCCATGGTGGTTCGTTTCCGTCGTTCTGCGGGGCAGCTACACCGAAATGACGCCCACCGGGGAGCGCCGACGCCGCGCCGGGTCCGTCGTGTTCCGCCCAGCCAAGTGGCGCCACCGGGTCATCCTGGACAAGACACTGGCGGAAGTCGGCGAGCTCGAAACGCTCGGGCAGCGAGCGCCTCGCGTGCGTCTGTGGAACACCGGCCGCATCCCTTGCTGGACGCTGATCATCACGGGGCGCCGAAGACGGCTGTGGGGCTTCTGGTGCCGCCGACTGGTTGACACGTGGTCGGCGGACACCTATGACGACCTGGACAGGATCGTCGTCTCCACCGACGGCCAAGTCGAAGTCGAGCGGTTCATTCCGTGGGATGAGTTCGGGGCCGCCGGATGCGGTGAACCGGTCAGGAGCGACCGATGACGCAGCCGACTCCCGAGGCCGCCAGCGCCACGCCGGAGGCGATACAAACCGCCTTCCAGGACGGAATTGACCTCGGGATGGAACTGGCGCGCCTGAGTCTGGCCGGTGTAGCCGACTACGAGGAGACCGCCGAGGACGGCGGCCCGGTCATCGCCGACCGGATACGCCAGTACGTGACTGTGCTGGCCGTGATGCCTACGACCTACCCGCCGTACGAGGGAGCGCAGTGATGATGGCGGAACGATTGTCGGAAGCCCAGATTCAGGCGCTCATCGCCTCGGAGCTGCCCGATCTGAACGAGCAATTCCAAGGCCATCGGACCGGATGCCAGTGCGCCGCACACGACGACGAGCCGTGCCCGAACGCCGCCGTGTACGTGATCGAGGCGCACGCGACCGATGAATGCAAGGGCGACGGCGTCAACGAGTTTGGGAACTGGGTGAGCTTTTTATGCCATGAATGCGCTACCGAGCTGGTCATCAAGATCTGCTTGGACGTAGCCACGCGCGGCCTCCACGCCATCCTCTCCGGCCGAGATGAATCCCTGCGCTGCGAAACATGCGTAGCGCCCATCAGGAGCCACCGGGAAATCCTGCGTTCGGTTCGCCGGTACGAGGAGGTGTTCCCCGATGGCGCGTGAATGGACACCAGAACAGTTAGAGCGCTGGCGGATACGGAAATCACTGGCCGGTGAGCGACCACCATGGCCGGAACTACCGCCGTTACTCGGTATTCAAACCCCACGGTGGTGGGTATGGCGGCCGGGACAGCTGAATCCTATGGCCGCCTTCGACTCCCAGCCCCACGCCATGGGTTGCGTGTACGACATCTTGGCAGTGGAGAGCAGGCGAACAACGTGACCGTCGCCAACATGGCGATGATCATCGCGTTGAGCGCACTCGTGCTCGACCTCGTGTGGTTCCGCGTGTGGAAACTGCGCCGTGACTCTGCCGGGACGAATCGGGTTCAGGTGGCGGGCGACAACTCGACACTGATATCCGGCACCAACATCACCATCACGGCCACGAACGGCTCCCTCGCGGCGCACACCATCGACGGCGATGTCACGGTGGGCCGTGGGAAGGCCTCCGTCTCTCCCCGCCGGGCAGACATCACGCGGGACGGCCAGGCATGGGGGGCGCCGCCAATATGCACGCCACCGATTCAAGCTGGCCCCGTGATTCGTCCCCAAACGCCTTGGGAAAGGCAGCTCGCGGCGCAGCAGGAGGGCGCCGCACGCCCTGACGACCAACCCGGCCTGGCAGCCGTTCTCGCTGGCTTGTACCGGGCCCAAAGCATTGCAGCCACTTTGAAGATGGGACCAGCCGTCCAGCACGTGGGCGAGTTGCCGACCTGGCTGACCGTGGCAGACAAGAACACCTTGTTCTACGACGAGAACGAGCGGTGCGGATACCTCTGGGACGGTTCGCGATTCCTCATCGAAGGCGCCGGGGCCAGCTCGGACCAACCAGAACCACCCGAGTTCCTACTCAGCTACACCAGCCCAATCCCGGTGCGTGAGTTCAAAGCAACCAACAGCTGCCCCCGCTGCGGATGGGTAGACGCCCACTACCTCCACACCACAGACCTACCCGAAGGAGCCACCATCGGCCGCGAATGCACCAACTGCAAACAGCAATGGGGCGAGAAATGACCGCCCACACCCCGGAGCCAGTCTGGCTGGAACGCAACGGGAAACGATGGCCCCTCTCGTTCAATCTCATATACCAGAAGGGTGAACTACCGACCCTCAACCTGCCAGACACCCTCCACCCCGGAGACCGGATAGAACTCCCGGGCATCGCCACGGGCAGGCCCGCCTGGGTGGATGTTGCTGTGTGGCCGCCGAACGCCCGCCAGGGCGACACCGGCTGGTTTACCCGCAAGACCAGCCCCCACCGAATACCTATGGTGTTCAACTCCTTTGATACCTGCCCGGCCTGCGCGACCGAGACCGTGCACCACATCGAGGTGCCCGAGCTCGAGGGGTTCTGCGACACCGACTGGGGCTGGGGCGGCTACCCGGTGCGCCGGTATGTCCTCCGCACCTGCATCACCTGCGCCAACTCATGGGAACAGGAGGCCGCGTGAGCCTTTCAGTCGATCTCACAGTGAACGGCCTGCTGGTCGGTCATGTGGAAATCAAGTGCGTTGAGTGGAGCGATTACACGGACACCCGAGGCTACGAGTACAGCGTGACCAGTAGCGACCGCGCGGAACCGGCATCCGGGCACGTCGATCACTATCACCGCGATGGCGCGCTCGCACTCGTGCACAAGGTGCTTGCCGACTACCTCGGGGTGAACAAATGAGCCCACAACGTATCCAGCGGCAACGCGTAAAGGGCTGGCGCAAACCGGAAGGCGCGATCTGCGTTACTCGGCCCGGCCGATGGGGGAACCCGTTCAAGGTCGTACCCGCCGGAACGGAGCCCGGCCTACTCAGCCGCCGCCGCGAACGCGTCTGGACAGTCGAGGGTCCCGGAACGTTCTTCCAGGGCACCGGGACACGCGAATGGGCAGCCGACTACGCGGTGCGGCTTTACCGCCGCTGGCTCCTCGGCTCCATTAAGCGCGTAGAGGACTTGGTGCCGCTGCTACGCGGACACGACCTGTGCTGCTACTGCGCGCTCGATCAACCCTGCCATGCCGATGTCCTACTCGAACTCGCGAACGGAGAACCCGAGTGACACAACGCGACCCGCACCGCTGCGCTTTCGAGGCCCGCTGCACCCGCCGCGAACTACTCGAAGACGAGCATGTCGGCGCGCAAATCGTTGACGGCGTGGTCTGCGATGGATGCCTCACGAAACTCCGCTACGCGGTGAAAGGTATGCCTGCCGACTGGGAACGGCTCCACCACGGCATGGGCGAGCGATTCATCGCCGGGGGCGCCAAGGTATCCGGCACCCACGAGCACGCCCTCGTCATCAACGAACACCGCGAAGCCCTCCAGGCCCACATCGTTGACCTCGCCGACCGCGCCGCCGAGATGGTAGAGACCGCGCTGAACATCAATGGCCGGCAGCGGCACGGACGGATGGGATTCCCCGCCCACGACAAGGCGACCGTCGAACACGCCGTGAACATTCTGGAGCCGAATCTCGATGTGCTGCTGGCCCAGCCGGAGCAGGACATGCTCGTGTGGGGGCGGATACCAGACGGGGATGAAGGCTGGCACCCCCGCAACGGACAGCCAAGAGAATTTCAATCGTTCGACGGTGTCGGTATCGCGGCGCAGATCGTGCACGCGTCCCGGCTCGTCTACCAGGAACTCGGCCGCGCCGCGCTCCGGCATTCGGACCCTATGCCCTGCCCGGCGGTCAACCACAAGGGCGAGCAGTGCGGTGCCTACACCGTTGGCCGCTGGGACGGGACCGCCGAATACGACTGCACCACATGTGGCGCTCGCTGGCCTGAGCGCGAGTACCAGTGGCTCCAAGGGCTAGTAATCGACCTGATCAAGGAACAAGAGGAGACTGACTTGCTGAAATTCCTGCTAGCAGAAGCCTATTCAAGACTCGATGAGATCTCCAACCTAGTCAAGAAGGCGGACAGCGACCCGGCCATTGATCTGCCCGGCGCGGGCCGCGTTGTCGCGGAAAGCATTCAGGGTGTCCTCAATAACGGCCTCGTCCCGCACCAAACCCCGAAGGAACGCCAGACAGTGAAAGGCCCTAAGAAGTGAGCATCGAGGGTCTCAGCTTCCAGGACCCGAAGACGGGTCACTTCGTCAAATCAAAACTCAAGGGCGCCAGAATGATTGAAGGTGTATTGGAACTCACGTTCGGGATGGCTTACGACATCGACGGCGAGGTACTGCCTGTAGTAGCGGCACTCGGCCAGAAGGCGGCGAAATCCGTTGACTAACCCGAACGTCCACCGGTACCGGGGTGATTCCCCTGTGGAGCGGACGCGCCGCGTTGCGCTGTCGTACCGGCGCCTCGCTGAACAGCTCACCGAGTGCCTAGCTGAGTACGTACCGGCCACCCACCCCGTCCTTGGGGTGGTCGCCAATCTGGACTGCTACTGGCAGGACGACCAGCAAGGCAACCAGCTGTGGGTGGTGCCGCAGCTCGCACCGCCCGGCGAGGATGACCTACTCACGACGGCCGAGGTCGCCGCACACGCCTACGTTTCACCGGCTGCCGTACGCATGTGGAACAGCCGCGCCAAGCAAGGGCTCGATGGTGTCCGGGCCATAGACACCCCAGACGGCCCCCGTTTCCGGTGGGGAGACGTACTCGAATACAAGAAGCGCCGCCGCGCAAGGAGAACCCGATGAACACCCGCAACCCAGAGCAGAACGTCATCGATGCGATCGGCGAGCTGGTCGATGAACAGCTGTCCGGCTACAGCCAGCGAAGCGGCTACGACCACAACGTCAACCAGGACAAGTGCGCGGTGTGCGGTCGCGAATGGCATGGCCTCGCATTGGGCGGCTGCCCCGGCCCGTACGGAACGGGGGAGCAGAAGGTGGCGTACCGGAACACCCCCGTGGGTGATGGTTTCGATGCTGACCGTAGGACGGGTTGGCCGATATTTCAGACAGCATCGCCCACGATGTTCCAAGTTGACGCGGTCCCCGACGTTAGCGTGGCCCCCACGGACCCTACTCAAGAGGAAATCGTGGCTCTGATCGAGCGCCCGGTGGATCGACTGGCACTAATGGCAGCAGTGCCAATAGTCCGCTGGAGCGTGGCCGAAGGAATGCCTGAACCTGAGCTGGTAACCCCCATCATCGAAGTGGAGACATCCAGCAGGTACGACCAGTGGAGAGAACTCGTTTTCGTCCGGATCACCGAGCGGAGAGCAGGATCGGTGCACGAACGGCAGATCGTTGTCCCCGTGGAAGCCCTACTCCATGTCGGCCCCTATGTGCAGCGCGTGCCCCTGGAGCTTGTACCGGCGAAAGGCTGGCTCCAGATGGCCCGGTGGGACGGGTGGCAGATGCTTACGTTCGCGCTCAACGGATTTGACGGGAGTCCACACAGGCTCATCCGAATGGCCATCCCCGGTATGCAGCCCGTGAGGGCGCGGTGATGATCGACGGAAGCCTGGATTGGCAACGCGGCCAATATGACCGTTGGGACAAGGGGGTCTGCTGGTTCGCGCCCCACCGCGATGCCAGCGAGGGGAGGTACCGCCTCCGGCTGCGCATCAGGGAGTACACACTTCATATGATGAGCAAGCTGTTCAGCGGCACTTGGGAGCCACGGAATGTTGTTGAGCGACACTGGATCGCAGAATACGACCACCCGTCCGAACCAGGTGCCATCATCGTCCCCTCGGAGCTATACCGAGGCCATGACCTACGCGCCGCGCGCCGCGCCGCCGAGAAACATCACCTGGAGTCCCGGCGGCAACTGGCCTGGGCCCGATACCACCGTGAGAACGACCCGCCGTGCTGAGCGAGGACGAGCGTTGGCTCCTGTTCGCGATGGGCGGCTGGATGATCCTCGACGCTCTCCTCAGCAAGGCGGGCGCAGACTACCTAGCCCAGAGCCAGTGGGGCGGCACGCTGCGTGACGTTGAAGGCGGCCCCGAATGGCTCCAGGGCGGGTTCAGCACCAACGGCGGCAAGATCCACTGCCCAGCGTTCGGAACCCCCGTCCTCTTGATCAAGGTCACCCGGATCACCGCGTACGGCCTCGCACTGCCGGCGGATCTCCGTGCCGAGATGGAGCAATGGCGGAAAGACAGCCGCGCCCTCAACCTTCTCCAGTACGGCTGGTGTCACTGCCCGTGGAAGCACGAGGCACGCACTGAGCACTCGGAGCCCTGTAAGCGCTACCACCCCACCGACGCCGAAGACGAGGCTGCCCGCGCCGAGCACTGGCGCATATCGGACCTGGAGAAGGTGCTACTACGGCGCGCGTTCCAGCTGGAAGAAGAACCTATCGGGCAGCTCGCGTTATTCGACTAGGCCGAGGTGCCCTCGGGCCAGCCCTCGGGGGTGTTCTTCCACTTGCCGTTCTGGCACATCAGAAGGCGGAATCCACTCCCAGGCTTAGACCCATCCGGTACTGGAACGTTGGTGATACCGGGGATACCGTCGCGGGGGCAAGGCGACCCCATGGCGTCGGGTCCGTCCGTGACGTGCACGGCCCACCAGCGGCCAAGTTCGATCTTGTCTGGGTTCCGCTGCCAGCACTCAAGTTTCAGACCCGAGGGATCGGTTGCTCCCCATTGATCCGGTGTGCATTCAGAGCCAGCGTCACGCGTGAGGCGCCACGTCGAGGTGGTGGTTGGTGCTGGCTGGGATGGCCCGTGACACCCGGTCACCGCCGTGGCCAGGACCGCTGCGAGCGCACCCGCTACCCGTGTGGTTGCCATCGTTGATGAACCCCGTTGTTTCCCAACGACTCCTGGATTGCCCAGTGGTCGGTGTTGAAGTTATTGCTATCCAGGGCAGCTTTCAGGGCGGTCTCGGCGTTGGGGTCCGCAGCGATCTTGAACGGATCGAGGTGGCCGCCGGTGATGTAGTCCTTCACTCCCTCGCTGCTGGCAATGTCCGGGTTCGCTTGAATGAGGCCATCGAGTATCGCCTTGTAGCTGTCGGTCGTGCTGAATCCGTAATCACCAGTGGAGACCATCGAACGCGCCGCGTCGGCGGGGTTGGCATCTCCGTGCACAGCCTTGTCGACACCTTCCAGCAGCCCGAGGGGCTTGTCTACTCCCGCCTGACCGCTGAACCATTCGCCGAGCTTCTTGATCGATTTCTCCGGCGGCTCTGTGCCAGCGTCGGCCGCGCCGTCGAGCATTCCATGCTGTATCTGGCCGCCCACCTGGAAGGCGTGATCCTGGGTGGCACGCTCTTGCGGGGTGTCCGTGGGCATTTGCGCTGCGTCGGCGAGGTTCTCCATGTACCCGTGGTACGCACCGCCGTTGATGATCCGAGCTGCGTCCTCATTGCGGTCGAGGTTAGCCATCAGATTCTTGCCCTGATCGGGCAAGTCGAACGCCTTGATCTCGGGCGCGTTGGGGTTCTGTGCCCCATTGAGCTCGGCGATGTGCGGGGCGTCGAGCCGGGCCGCGCTCTGGGCCAGATGGGGGTTCGCCTCGGCGAATGAATCGCCCTCACCTAAGTTCATGTGCGGTCCAGGCATGCCCCGCAGCGTCTCCTGGTTGTCCGGGTTTCCGAGGAAATGACCCTCGGCGTTGGCGACCTGCTGGGCGAGCGGGTTGCCGGGATCGTCTGCGGCCCAGTTGAATACGTCGGCGAGTTTGGCGTCCTGCCCGTTCCAGCGGTTGTCGTTGATCGCGCTCAGAAGTGAGTCGGTAGAGCTGGGCAGGTCGGCGGCTTTCTTGGCCATGTCGGCGATGTCCACGTGGTCGCTGCTGGCGCCCTGGAAGATGTCGGCTACGGCGGATTTGAAGTCGCCATGGGCATCGGAGGTGATACTGCCGCTGAGGTTTTTCCAGTCCTTGTCCCAGGTGTGGATCTCGGCGTTTGAGTAGTCGGACGCGGCGCCGAGCATCGCCTGCGTGGCGTCCGATCCGTTGAGGTATCCCGGCGTGACGCCGTTGAAGATCTTGGCGACATCTTGGAGATCACCGACGCCACGTAGTTCGGTCTGCGGTCCGCCGTACCCCCGTGCCGCGTTGTCGAACGAGGTACCCACCCGGTCGGGTCGCGTCAGGGCTTCGCGAAGCCCATCGGGCAGATTCGACACCGAGCCCGCCGCCGGGATGAAGTTGGCGCGTGTGGCCTCGGTGACCCCGGCTTTGTTGTCCACCCCGGAGCGGATGTTCCGGTTGGACACCATCGCCAGCGCGTCCTTGACCGCCGTACGGTCCTCAGGGCTCTTGATTCCATTGAGGAACGCGTTGACCTCGCCCGGTGTCTTACCGTCCAGCGAGCGGGACAGCTGATACAGGTACTGCATCTGGTTGGACGGAATGGTCACCGTCTTGCCGTCAGCCAGCGCGGCCACCTGCTCGGGCGACAGGAACCCGGCGGCCCGTACCCGCTTGATCAGCTCGGGGTCGATGTAGCCGCCTTGCAGCGCGGAACCATCCTCGTTTCCGCGCGCGGCGTCCAACCCACCCACGGGCGCCAGCAGGGTATCGAGGTCCATGGCCTTGACCTCGTTGGCCGCCTGTAGATCGGCTGCCGCCCACGCGTCGTACTTGGCTTGCAGCATCTTTTGCAGGTTCGCGGCGTACTGCTTGCCCTTGGCGATGTTCTCCTCGGACGCCCCCTTCGGCACCTCCCACTCGACGGTCAGATCATCGGCCACCTTGTAGTGGTTGCTGATCGCATCGTCATGCAGAGCGATGGTGGCGTTCTGGTGCTCCAACGCCTGGGAAAGGGTGTCGATCACCTTCGGGGCGTCGTTGAGGATCGATTGCCCGGTCCCGAAGAACACCTTCTCGTCGCTGCCGGCAGTCTCGCGGGCGGCGTCCGCCGTCGCGCCTTCCCACGGGTGGCCGTCCGGGCGCTCTACTGCGTTCTTGTAGTCGGCCCCGGTCTGCTGGATCTCTACGGCGGCCACCATGGTCTGGCGCATCAGTTCGATGTTCGCCTTCGTGGGCGTGGACAGCAGGAGCTTGTACGAGCGGGCGGACATCAGTGATCCCCGATCGGGACATCGCGTGTGAGCGCCAGCCCCGCCGCGGATCTGATGGTCTGCTGTATGTGTGCCTCGGTGTCGCCGAACTGCGTCTTGGCTTGCTGGGACAAATCGGCCACGGTATTCAGCCGCGCCGCCAACGTGCGCTGTACGCCGGGTATCGACTTCTCCACCAAGGCGCGGATGGCAGTCGTCGCGGGCGAACCGCCCGACTCCACGCCGGAGTGGCTATTGGCGGCCGTGGTCAACTTCGTTGCCAAGCCTTGCAACTCAGGGGATAACTTCCCCAGAGCATCAAGATCAACTTCCAGCTGCTCAGTCACCCGCAACCCCCCTCGCCGCCTGTTTGCCGTAGCTTATCACCAGCCAATTGGGACGTTCGATGGTTGCGACGGTATAAGCACCGCAGCTCGCGAGCAGTCATTGAACGCACCGCTTGTCCGGGAGCTGACACACAAAGCTACCTTTCCGCAGGTCGCCGACTGCTCAGCCGCAAAGATCTTGATTTGTTTTCTAGAACAGCTTTTACCGCAGATCACCGTGCTCTAATGTCTTCCCCATGGCCTCTGGCAACCCCTCCCCAGGCAACCAGTGCAAATCACACTGGTGTCGAGTACTGCAACACCCGCCAAACAAGCCACAGGTTCAACGCGCAAGGAAGCGGGTGCGTGCGGCACTAGTTGCGGTCGCAGTCCTGGCAGTGGGGGCGGGCACGGTCGAGGTCGCGACTCTGCACACGGCGCCGGGCAGCGGGTTCTCCACGTTGGCGACGGTGGGAGCGGAGCCGACTGGCCCGCCTGGGCCTACGGGCGGCATGACCGACGGCGGGGGCTCGCAGTTCCAACCGCCCGCGCAACCGCCGTCGATGCCGGATTACCAGGGCGGCAACAACTTACCGCCCCTGGACCAGAATTCGGGGATCTCAATTTACAATTCCGGCGCGCCGCAGGCCGGGCAACAAGCCGGAGGTCAGCAAGGCGGACAACAGCCCCAACAGGGCTGGGATCAGCCCGCTCACGGTACCCAGATTCCCGATTATTCGACCGCGCCGGGGTACACGCAGGGGCCGGGTAAGCCGAACCCTGATTATCAAGCGCCGCAGCAGAGTTCACCTCAGCAGGGTCAGCAGTCGCCACAGCAGGGGCAGCAGCAGTCGCCGCAACAAAGTCAGCAGCAGAACCAGCCCGAGCAGCAAGACCAGCAGGACCAGCAGGACCAGCAGGACCAGGGTGACCAGCAGCGGCAGCAGCGCTGCCAGGCGATGTCGCAGCAGATGGACCAGCTGACCGAGACTGCCGGGCAGGTCGCTGACGTCGTTCAGCAGGTTGGGGACGCGGCCGACGAGGTGCTGCCCAAGCCCAAGGGCGGCGGCGGAACACTAGGACCGGGCGGTGAGCGTTCTCCCGGCCGCTTGCCGATTGAGCCGCTTGAATGTACAGACTGCCCACCGGATCGTAAGCCGCAGAATCCGCTGTGCAAGCTGATACCTAACCCGGCTGCCAAGCAGGTGTGCAATGACTACATCGATCCTTGGATGGATAACTTTTCCGAGGAGTGCAAGACCGGGGAGCCGGGTTGCAAGGGCAGGGTTCCGATCTGCTACCCCAAGGATGTCAAGAACCCATCACAATTCCAGATAGACGGCATGAAGGACTATATAAACGGCGGAAATAAACTGATTGAGAAGAATGAGGAAAAGGGCGGCATAGTAGTCAAACGTACGACCGCTGGCATGGACACCCGCCGAAAAGACGATATCAAGAGGGCGATAGCAATCTTTGGTGAAGATGCCTTTAAAGGCAAAGCGCCGGGCCACATGCCGGATCTAACATGGGGTGGAACAGCAGTCGATGACCGCCAAGTGCTTCCCATGGATATCGCTCTCAACCAATCCATCGGCGGTCAGTCGAACTATTTTCGCCGGTTCAAAGAAGGATTCCAGGTAACAGAGTTCGTTGAGGGAATTTGGGCGGTCCCGTCCTATTCAAGCACCCTCCAGTGCCTTGAAAAGGGGCCTACCGCATGATTACTTACCTTCGCGAGAGATTTAGTCGGCGCGCGGCGGTGGTCGGAGTGGCCTGGGTAGCCACGATTGCCATCGCCTCGCTGCTGACCTATGTTCTGTGCATGCAGCACCCCAGCACCACATCGGATAAATACGATGCAGAAGTACGCCAGGTGATCGAGCAATATGTCGATGCATTGAATTCTGGTGACCTCAAACGCCTTGAATCGCTATCGACTGGCATAGCCGAAGAACACCTCAACCCGTTCTATAAAACGGGGTATGTCCGCGAGATGGCGTCGGAGATACTGGACCACGGGCCAATGCATATTGCCGATTTCGGCATTCTTGCGCGCGGCGATCTCGTCTACGATGCGTTCGTCTACACCGAATTCGAGGACCAGAAAAACGCAAAACCGGAGAATATGTACTATTACACCGGAGCGCGGGTCCGGTACAGCATGTATCGACTCAATGGGCAATGGAAAGTCATGAGTGTGGAGACGTTCAGGGCCGACGCCAAGTGAGGCGAGCAAGCGCCCTCGCGGTCGGTGTTGCGGTGTTAGCGCTATCGCTATCGGGATGCGAGACCCCCACCGAAGCACTGAAAGCCGACTCCAACTTCGCGCAGATCCCCGGACAGTTCCCCACCCCTGCCACCACGACAGCCGCAGGAGCGGACGACGCCCCGGTGGGCGCATGCGTCAAGATCACCGGCCCGCGCCACGATGCTGCGATGAAACTGACGAAGTGCGACGCTCCAGACGCTACCCACCGGATCGTGCAACGTGTCATCGAGCCGAAAGACTGTGTCCGCGACGTGGACCGGCGCTACTACCGAAACACTGCCGCAGGTGAATGGACCGCATGCCTGGACCTGAACTGGACCAGCTCAAACTGCCTGAGCATCACCGATGACGCCACACGGGCCGTGGCATGCGACGACGCCACAGCTGTGAGTCGCTTCCGGCCGACCAGGGTGGTCCTCGGCGCCAGGACCGCTGACATGTGCCCCGTCGGATACCAACACCCCATCCGCATGTTTACGATCTGCACGGAGCTTGTTCGGTAATCCCAAGGGCGCATGACCTTCGACTGGCCGATAATCGGTAGCCAGCTGGAGGGGCGCGACGGCATACTTCCCCTGGTGCAGGAGACGCAGGCTAGCGAATAGCTATTTACTCAAAAAATATGCCCTGAACAGGCATTACTGAGGTATAGTTCTTTGCGTAGTCAACAAAACATGGATGGCGTGAGCAGGACGCGAGTCGGTTATCTGAAAATCATCAGATCGCGGGTTCGAATCCCGCCGTCCTCCGGGTAAGAGCTTCGGGCTCACCAGGTGGACGTGGCAGAGCGGCCGAATGCATTGATCCAAGATCAACGCCGGCAGGCACCTCACACGCCCACGCCATCCCCCGGATACAACTTCACATTTGATGATGCGAGCAGGACGCAGGTCGGTTACCACTTGCTAATGGAGAGGTCGCGGGTTCGAGTCCCGTCAGCCGTTTCGGCAGCTGTAGCTCAGTCGGTAGAGCGCTTAACCCCGGTCAGCACACACACGCCCGCATCACCCCCAAGGCTTCGTAGTAGTCGGTGTGAGCAGGACGCAGGTCGGTTATCGCATCTGGAGCGGGTGGTCGCTGGTTCAAATCCAGCTGCGGGCGCGTAGTGCGTCCGTATAGCTCAGCTTGGTAGAGCACCTAAAAACCCGGTCAGCAATCACACGCCCACACCACCTACGCGAATCATCAATAACTCCATAGCTTTTCGATGTGAGCAGGACGCTCGGTCGGTTATCACTCAATTGGTTAATGCAGGTTCGACCCCTGTCGCCCGTGCCTCGGTGCGGGTGTAAAGCGAAATCCCGGTCAGCACGTACACGCCCACATCACCCGAACCCCCTTGGCGCGAGCAGGACGACGGTCGGTTACCCCAACCTCGCAACTGGATGAACCCCGGCGGTCACTCACACGCCCGCGCTACCTAACCCAGCAAGGAGCACACGGTGGACGTTCTATCCTCGATCAGCACGCGGCGCACCCCCCAGTCCCAGAAGGCGGACCCGCGCCAGGTCAAGAACGCCGCCGGGGGCTACACCTTCCAGGCCGACGACTGGACCCGGCTGCACCGGTTCCTGACGCTCGGTACTACCGGCGGCACCTACTACACCTCCGCCGAGGATCTGACCCGCGACGCTGCCGATGTCGTGATCCGGCTCGCCGCAACCGATCCCGTGACCCTCGTGCAGAAGATCGTTGAGGTCTCCGAGGCTGGACGCGCCCCCAAGCAGAACCCGGCCCTGTTCGCGCTCGCGATTGCGTCGGCCGCCGAGAACGTGGATGGCCGCCGTGCCGCCGCAGCTGCGCTGCCCCGAGTCGCGCGCACCGCCACCCACCTGTACCTGTTCACCAAGTACATGGAGCAGTTCCGGGGTTGGGGACCGGCGATGAAGCGCGCCGTCTCCAGCTGGTACCTGGACAAGCCGGTGGACCGGCTCGCCTACCAGCTGGTCAAGTACCGGCAGCGCGACGGCTGGACCCACCGCGACATGCTCCGGCTCAGTGGCCCCCGCACCGCCGACCCGGCCCGCCGCATGGCGTTCAACTGGGCTGTCGGCAAGGGCCTGAACGACTACAACTGGAAGCAGCCGCTCCTCACCCCGGAGCAGCTCAAGGCCGGAGAGCGCAACCCCACGCTACCGAAGCTGCCCAATGTGGAACTTGCTGACGGGCACCCGCTCGCCATCATCGCGGACTACGAGGCCGCGCAGCGCGCCACCACCGCCAAGGAGTGGCTGGCGATCATCCGCCGGGGCAACGGCCTGCCGTGGGAAGCTTTCCCCGACAAGGCTCTCACCGAGCCCGCGATCTGGGAAGCGCTGATCGAGCACGGCCTACCGCAGACCGCCCTCATGCGACAGCTGCCCCGCCTGACCCGCCTCGGCGTGCTGAACGGTCAGCTCGCCAGCCGGGTCACCGCGCAGCTCCAGGACACCGAGCGGCTACGGAAGGGCCGCGTCCACCCGGTCAACGTCCTTGTCGCGCAGCGCACCTACGCCTCCGGGCACTCGGCGCGCGGTGAGTCCGCCTGGACGCCGAACCGGCGCATCGTTGACGCGCTGGATGCGGCGTTCTACAACGCCTACGGCGCCGTCGAGCCCTCGGGTAAGCGGACCCTGCTGGCGCTGGACATCTCCGGCTCCATGTGCGCGGCCATCTCGGGGATGCCCCTCACGTGCCGCGAGGCCGCCGCCGCGCTCGCACTGGTGATCGCCAACGTGGAGCCCAGCCACGACATCATCGGATTCACCGCAGGCTCTCGTGGCAGCTTCAACGCACCCGGTATTACAGAGCTGGACATCTCGCCGCGTCGCCGCCTTGATGACGTGTGCCGGTACACCCGCGACCTGCCCATGGGCGCCACGGACTGCGCGCTACCGATGGTGTGGGCCAAGGCGCAGAAGCGTTCCTACGACGCCATCGTGATCCTCACCGACAACGAAACCTGGTACGGGAGCATCCATCCGCACCAGGCGCTCACCGAGTACCGGAACAAGCTCGGTCTGGATACCAGCCTGATGGTTGTCGCGATGACCGGCGGTCGGCAGACCATCGCTAATCCCACGGACCCGCGCCAGCTGGACGTGTCCGGGTTCGATAGCGCTGTACCGCAGCTCATCTCGGACTTCGCGCGCGGCGACCTGTAGCCATGGCAACCATCACTATCCACGTACCCGGCGACGGCGACACTGTTGCCGAGTACGTGGAATACGTTGCGAGACAACTTCGTGGAGGATTTACCTCGGGGCATGTAGACGCTGAAACCCACTGGGATTCGGAATCCATACATCCAGATCGCGACTCCGACACGGTTGGTGTTTAGGTGAGCGTGGGTGGCCCTGCTCCGCGCCCCTGCGCGTCGTGCCCTTACCGGGAGGACGTACCCAGCGGCGTGTGGCACGCCACCGAGTACCAGAAGCTTATCGCCTACGACGCCCCAACCTCGGAGCAGCCGACCGGCCTCTTCCTGTGCCACCAGACCGACGCCGCCGACGCGGCGGCCCGGCTGTGTGCGGGCTGGGTCGGCTGCCACGGCGGCGAGGAACTACTCGCGATACGCATTGGGGCCGTCACGGGCGCGCTGTCTTCCGAGGACGTACAGGCGGCATTCGAGTACGTGAGCCCAGTGCCGTTGTTCGAGTCCGGCCGTGACGCAGCGGAGCACGGCAGCTCCGAGATCGAAGACCCAGGCGAGGAAGCCATCACCGCGATCGAGAAGATATCCCGCCGCCGCGTAGGCATCGGGGGGCGTTGATGGACCCGAGGGCACAGCAAGCCCGCGAGCACCACCGGCTGGCCGGGGAAGACCGCGACTCTGCCAGTCGGCACCGGAGCCAGCGCGACCGGCTCGTACGTGAACTCTGGGCGGCCGAGCGCGAGAAGTGGACCCACGCCACCCTCGCCACCGCCGTGAAATGCAGCCCCCAACTCATCCAGAAAATCATCGACAAACGAACCGGAGGAATGCGGCCATGACCACGTTCAATACCGAGATCGAACTCGGACAGAAATATCGCGACACCGCAACGGGTTTCGAGGGCACGGCCAGCGCTGTGTATTTCTTCCAGCATGGCTGCGAGCGGGTAAACCTGAAGGGCCTCAACGGGCAAGGCGAATTGGTCGAGTATGTGTTCGACGCGCCGGAACTCGAACATCGAGAGAGCGGACGGAAAGTCGAACTACTGGAGAAGAAGACCGGTGGCCCACACGACCGAACCCCGGTCGCTAGGCATTGATCAGCCGTGAGTACCGAAGCGCGCCACGGGACGGAGCGGCACCGCGTTATCGCGGACGAGAACACGATCCTGCGCGGGCAGGTCGGCTCCGGTCTGCACGGTGTCACGACCGGCGCCGACGACCGCGACGAAATGGGCATCTGCATCGAACCACCCGAAGCCGTAATCGGTTTGGAGAAGTTCGAGCAGTACATCTACCGCACCCAGCCGGACGGCGCCCGCTCCGGCCCCGGCGATCTCGATCTGTGCATCTATAGCCTGCGGAAGTGGACGCGGCTGGCCGCAGACGGTAACCCCTCGGTGCTGCTGATGCTTTGGATACCCGACGAAGAGCTGACCGTGAAAACTCAACTTGGAGCCGAGCTCCAGGCAGCGTCAGAGCTGTTCGTCACGAAGCAGGCCGGACGGAAGTTCCTTGGTTACTTGAACTCTCAGCGGGAGGGCCTGGAGGGCACTCACCACCGGCACACCAACCGGCCCGAACTCATCGAGCAGTACGGGTTCGACACCAAATACGCGTATCACGCACTGCGCCTCGGTATGCAAGGCATCCAACTCCTCACTGAGCGAAGGGTGCACCTACCCATGCTCCAAGCGCATCGCGATGCACTGCTGGGCGTTCGGCGCGGCGAGATCCCGCTCCCTGAGGTGAAGCGCTGGCTTGACACTCTGGCCGTGAGCCTTGAGTACCACGCATCGATCCCGTCTCTGCCGGATGGGCCGGACTGGGATCGGATCAACGCGTGGCTGGTCAATATGTACCAACGACATTGGAGTAAGTGATGACCGCACCCGCCCCACGCATGTTCGGCCTCGGCGCCATCTTGACCGTCACCACCGACCGGATGCTCGCGCACGATATCGGCGACATCTACGAACTCCTCAACTTCATGACCGGCGACAACCTGTTCACCCATCAGTTGCCTCGTGCCGCAGGTGAGTGCAAACCAGCCCTGCTGGAACAGCATCCGCTGCTCGCCGACATCGCCGTACCCGACCTCCCGGACCCCGACGCATACATGGCGTACCTCGCCGGTCTGGAGGGAACCTATGGCGCGGAGCTGGCCGTGACGCCGCTCCCCGACGACGCCCACACCCACATCAACGCGTTGACCGAGCTGGCCGACATGATGCCCGGAAAGCACATAATCGCGGTGATCAAACCATGAGCACTTACGAACTGGCGGGATGGATTCTATTGGAAAGCAACGTAATCCGATGAGAACCCAGAGGCCGTTGAATACCGACGAGGAGTCGGAACTGGAAGCCTTGAATGCGGCGGTGCAGGCAGCGATAGACGCGCGCCGCGAATGGCTAGACGCGAAAATGCGTGAAACGTCGAAGCTGCAAGTCGGAGACGATATCTACGATGTGCAAACCGGCGAGAAACTCGGTGTCGTATCCGGGCTGTACCGCTATCACGCTGGGCGTGATGATCTTTACGATACGTACGTCGAGTGCGACTACCAGTATGAAACTCGTCCCGGATGTTTCGGCAACACTTCCAGTCAGGGTGGGCGACGGTTCGGCACCCGCGAAGACGCTTTGAAGTATGCGGAATCACGAGTTGCACGACTGGGCCCGACTGAGGCGCCGAGCGAAGCATGATCCGGGAGTTGGGTATCCGCCGCTGGGTTGCTTGGCGTCTGGTGCAGCTGGCCCACCGCATCGCGGACACGACGGTCACCGAGCGCATCGTTATCGTGGCGCCGGACGGCGGTCCGGTCATCGAATGGGAGATCGAGGGCGACGCTTACGGCGGTGGAGTCTCCAGCCAGCACGGCCTGACCTACTTCACGCCCGGCTACACCGCGCTGCACATCTTCGACGGCGTACCTACCGACGCGGATAACCACCTAGTGATGACGGCGTGGAACCGCCTGCGCGAGTGGGAACACGAGCGCAGGTGAGGGCAGAAGCCTTGGCCGATGCCTACGCTTCGTTCGCCGTGACGGCCCGAAGGCTGCTCGAAATGGACGCCAACGATTCGTCCAATGAGGACTGCGTCACCCCGAACTCCGTCACGGGTCGGTGTCGAGCCGTGGTTCGCGATGCCTGACCGCCTGCCGGCGCGGATCGAGGCCGCGCCGCGTGAGGCATCGGCTCGGCGGGTGCCCGGACCACTGGACTGCTGGTGGCGGTTGGGCCCGAACATCCGTGACCAGAGGACGGCGCGGGCGCGTGGGGTTCTCGCCGTCGATGAGCACGGCGCGTACCTGACGGTGGTGCTCGCGTCCTCCCGCGTGGATGTGTGGCCCTCGGCTTACATGCTGGCCTGGGATGAGCACCAGTCGGGCACGGAGGCGGCCCCCGTCTTCGAGCAGGTACCGCGCTACCTGGACTTGCTGATCGACCGGCCCCCGCTCATGCCTCTCCCGATGGAGTGGCAACAGATCACCCGGCGCGGGTTTCGTGAGCACCCCGGCGACATCATGGGCAACTGGCGATACGACAACCCGTGGGACTAGCCGCGCTCAGTGGGGTGCTGTCGGTGGCGGAGAGTAGAACGTGGCCTATGGCAGTCGGCACGGTATTGGCGCGGGTGATCGCGGGTATCCCGAACATGCTGAGCCGCACCCATGACCCGAGCTTCATCCGAGACCCGGACGCTTTCGTTGAAGTCCGCACGCCGGAGGAGGTGGCCGGGCGGATAGCGTCCGTGCTCCCAGCTCTCCTCGCGGCCGAGGGAATCTTGCTGGTGGAACTGCCGAATATCGCCCCTGACGGGTATGGCGGCTGGGCGGTTCGGATCCCATTGAGCGAGCAGCCCTGGGCGGATGGCGAAGTCTTCCTTGACCGGACGGGCCGCATCGCCTTGGCGGGCATCCCGCGATCACTCCCCATCGCGGACGCCCCAACGGTCGCGGCGGCACTTCTCGCGATACATGCCGCAACGGCGTGCAAACCGAGATAGCTCCGTTTGGTTCCGACTAACCGCCCTGCTGTCACTGCGCCGTAGTACGTTTGCCCAATGGCTGAGGCATACATCGGGATCAAGGTATTCCGCCCTGACAATCCGATATACGACCAGTACGGGATTGATTCGCAGTGGAACGTCCTGACAGACGGCACGCTGTTGGTCCACGACCCGTTAGGCACCAAGGAACAGCTGATCGAAAGGCCGCTGTCGCCTCCTAACCCCGGCCCGCGAACACCACGCTGGTTCGCTTACGCCCCCGGTGACTGGGCCAATATCGAGGCCATCGACGGTCCAAATCCTGGCCTAAGCAGAACAGGGCAAGGGGCTGCGAGTCATGGATAGGCGCCATGATGCATTCGAGAGTGAGCCAGAGGACAACTCCAACGCGATGTCCATCAACTTCGGTGACGGCTCCAGCATCATCATGCCGTACAAGGTATTTGGAGCTATCGAGCAGGAAATCGAGAATCTAGCCACTAATCCTGAAGCGTTGGACAACATTTCACTGTCCAATTTCTCGGATAAACAAAACCTGATTCACTTTGTTCAGGTAAAAGCCATGGGTCACTTGTGTCGGTTCTCCTCGGAAACAGCGGCAAAATCGCTCGCCCAACACTTCCCGCAGGTCAGCCTCCCGGATAACTTTTTTCCAGAGGCAAAGGATTTCCTGGACCGAACTAACCAGAACTCGGGTGGCTTCGTGATGGGGCCGACCGACATTGGTGTGGGGATTGCGGAGCGTGTATATGCGGGGGATATAGCCACCCAGCCGGACATCTCGGCGCTACTTTCTGAGGAGCAGTCAGGCGTCCTGCTCCAGCAGTTCATGGTGTTCGCGCTGGCAGTCCAGTACGCCAGAGGCGATTTCACGCTGTAAGGGGGCCGAAATGGACAGCTCAAACTTGCTCGTGGACGCTGCACTGCCGGTTCTGGCGCTTATTTCCGCATGGGGACTGGCTGTATGGACCGCCGCGTCCCGGCATCGCGGTTGGGACTCACTGAAATCGGATCTCGAACTAGCAGAGAAGCTTCAAGGGAAGTTCCCCGAGCATGCGGAGTGGCTGGAGCGATGGGTCGCCGTGCGGTTGAAGGGCCGTGCCTTATCGGACAGCCGCAAGCGGCGCGATTTCCGGCTCGCGGCATATGGTCTAGTACTCGGCCCGCTGGCCGGATTCTTGTACCTCTACGCGAGTATTCGTACTTTCGCTACCGATGAGGTAGCGCTGGCCATCTTGTACCTGGTGCCAGCCTTGTTCTTCTTTTTAGTGGGTGGGGTAATCGTGTTCTGGGGGCTCAAGTCGGAGTACCGCATTCCGGGTATCTCTGATTTGTTCATGGCCGGCAGCAACAAGACGCGAGATGGGCTGCGTAATCAGCTGGAAGACCTCCAAGGGGATGCGGCAAAGCTACCCGACAACCGCCAGCCGTTGGCGGCGCGCGACAAGCAGTAACGCGGCCTCCATGGGTTGTCGGACGTAACGTGTTATACAGGTGTGGCGGGCAGAGCTATGCCCAGAGTTCAGGCCCCTGAGAGTCTTCCGGGGGCCTTTTCTCGTTTCTGACCCTTTCCGCCCCGCGCGCCTCGTTAAGCCGGTATGTGCTTGCCCGGGTAAGCGCGCGGCCCGTAGCCGAGACCGCCCCAGGCGGTTGCGCCGGGCCATAGCAGGCCGACCCAGTCAATACCGTCTTGCTGGGGCGGAGGGTCGGCCGGACACCCAGGAAGCCTCGTCATGGGGTGGAGGGCGCGCTGCGCGTCGCGCGGGGCGGGAAGTCATTGAGCTGGTGCGCCGGGCCGGGCTATCCGCCCTCGCGTGGAACACGTCATGGCAGCTACGCGTCACGACGACGGGCGACAGGCAACCACCCGGCGCACCTTAAAACCATTGCAGCGCAAAAGGATTCAGCAAATGCCCAACCCGGCCAGCCCGCTGTGGCTGCGCGGTGTGGTCGAGCTACCAGCCGAGCACTACACCTGGATACCGAAGGAGCACAACATGCCAGGACGGTTAGAGATCCGTTTCAACGACCGGATCGAGTACTCGCAGGACGTGGAGAACTTCAGTCTCGTGGAGGGGCCGGACGGCGCGCTGTCCATCGCGGCCACCCGAGAGGCCGCCAGCAGAGAGCTGACCGTCCTCACCACCGAAACGAGCCCGCTCCTCCCTACCGGTACAGTGGTTGACGGCGCACTCCACGCCGAGGGCGACGAACCCGGCGAAAACGACGGCGCCCCCGGCGTACTGGAGACCGTCCACGACGGCTCCGCCTACGACACCACCGCCGATAGCGGCAAGGGCAGCCAGACCAAGTGACCGGTCCGGGTCTCGCGGTTCCGCAGTCGTTCACGGTCATGTACGACACGTGGGCGGGCGTCGCGGACCGCAACACCGACCCGGACAACGAGCCCGACATCCGCCCCATCACCGCGACAGTCCTGTTCCGGTACCGGCTGCCGCAGGGCTGGGCGTTCCGGGCCGCGAACTACGACCCCCGCCCAACGGATTTCGCGCTCGACACGTTCGAGGGCCGCCTCGATGAAGGCCGCCTCCGCCACCCCAACGGCACCCTCGGCATGAAGCTGTTCGCGAACACGCCTCTGCTCTCGTGGGCAGCGGACCTGTACATCGACATCAGCTTCTCGAATGTGGTGTTCAACCGAGGCGACCGGACCTGGCGGAACTTCGCGATCATCGCGCCCGTGACCGCCGGTACCGAGGTGAATCTGACCACGGTGCAGCGCCACCCGTTCCAGACCCAGGCCCAGTACGAGCAGTGGTTCCAGAACAACCCGGCGCCGAACCCGGCCTGACCGTCACTTACCGCCTCTGGCTCCCCAGTGACGGCACCTCCAGCACATGCTCAGCAGCACAGGAGAACCCGACATGCCCCAACGCACTGCCCCAACCTGCGCCCCTACCGGCGTCATAACCATCGACGCACCAGATCCCATGGCCGCGCGCTACGTCGTACTCGAGTTAGTCGCCGCCGAGCTCCGTCACCAGCGCCGGGTGATCTACCTTGCCCAGCAGGCGCTATCCGCGATGCGGTCCCTCATCGAGGATGGACACCTCGCCCAGCCTGAAATCGAGTCCACCCGTACCAGCGTCGGCGATCTGCGCGTGAACCACGTGTGGGGCGGCACCGCCTACTTCATGTCGGCGCGTACCGGCGGCTGCTACCGGGGCAACGCGGACGCGTTCGTGGTGGCGTCAGCGTGAGCGCCGCTCGGCAGTTGCGGACCCTGTTCCCTCAGCCGCCGGACACCGACGTGGATGTGTTGCGTTGGCTGGCGCGGGAATCGTTCGAGCTGACCGCCGCCGCTGAAGGCCTCCACATAGTCGAGTACCGGGCGAGCATCGTTCCGCCGGAGACCATTCCCCGGGCAGCGCAGGACCATTTGGAGCTGCCGATCGAGTCATACACGTGGCATGAGTTCGTCGCGTACGCGGAACGCCCCGAAGCCGTAGACCCGGACCCGGTGTGCGGATACTGCCCACACCCGCCCCACAAGGCGAATGAGTGCGGGGAAGAGGCCACGGCGTGGATGTCGCCACCGATGGATGGGGAACCAGCGCCGCCGTGCCCGTGCGCGGTGGACAGCGACCCGGCACCCGTCGAGCAGCCAACGGCGAACGCATGACACACCAGGGCCTTGTAGGCCTGCTCATCGGCGGTGTCGTCCATGTCGAGAAACATTCAGGGGTCCATGGGTACGGCGGACTTACACCTGACGTAGAACCTCACAGCTGCCCGGACCCGCTCGCCCGCGCCCACGCACTCATCACCGATACCCATTGGACGGTGCGGTATCTGACCGCGCCACGGTGGAAGAGACCGTTCCTGCGCCTTCTCCGGTGGTTCCACTGATGGCCGCCTGCCTCGGCCCGTGGATCTGGTATCCATGCTCCAACGGCGCTGTACTGCACTGCGCCACCTGCGGTGAGATCACGGTGACCGGGAACTTCAACGACCACGCCCACACCGACACACCGCTGATGTCCGAGGGCGTGTAGGTGCTGTTCGTGGTGGTGGGTCCGCCGGCAGCGGGCAAGTCCACATGGGTGCGGGACAACTCGCGGCCCGGTGACATCACCATCGACTACGACGCCATCGCCTGCACCCTCAGCCCACAGGACGACAGCCCCCACCGCCACGACCACCCCGACCACGTGAAGGCAGTCACCAAGGCCGCCCGTCAGGCAGCCATAGACACCGCCCTGACGCTCGTCGGCGAGCACGACGTGTTCCTCATTCACTCCACCCCGAGTACCGCGATGCTCACGAAGTACCGCTCGTACGGCGCCGAGGTCATCACGATCGACCCCGGCCAAGACACCGTCATGGAACGAGCCCGCGCCGAACGCCCATGGCAGCTACAGGGCGCTATTAAACGCTGGTACGAGGAGCACCCCACCACCGGCAGCACCCCCGCCGAACACGTCCCTGGCCTGGACGCACAGGGACGCCCACGCGGCCGCCACTACCAGGAGCTCAAGGCCACCTTCCGTAAGGAGTGCCAGGAGCGCGGCGACGTGTGCTGGCTGGACCAGCGCCCCATCGACTACAGCCTCAAGGCACCCCACCCGGACAGCTTCTCCGTGGACCACGCCATCCCCGTGTCAGAGGCACCCGAGCTCGCGCTGGACCCACGGAACTTCCGACCCAGCCACCTGAACTGCAACATCCGCCGAGGCGACTCCGAACCCAACATCGCCATCGGCCAACCCTCCGAAACCTGGTAACCCACCAGCTAACAACGCCCCGTCCCCAGCTAACAATCGGTCACCACTGGCTAACACCCTCCCCAACCTCGGGAAACGAGCCAAGTTAGCCAGCTGCGCCAACCCCGCTGCGGACCCGCCCCAACACCATCGCTGTACGAGCACACAACCGAACGACCCCTTCCCGGAGATGAACCCCTCATCACCAGGCCCCACAAGACCATGCGACCAGGGCAGGTACCCGGGGGCGGGGTGAAAAGTTGCCCGCCCAGCCCAAGGTCCCTCGGCCCGGCACGGGTTCCGCCCCCCCTCGAAAAATGTTGCCAAGAAGTTAGCCAGCAGCTACCAGCTAGGAGCCTCCGAGCATGACCGAGCCCACAGTTAACACCGCAGGTACCGCAGCTAATTCGGCTGCCCGTATCGCGGTTTCCCAGCTAAAGACTTTCAAGGGCAACCCCCGGCGCGGTTCGGTCCCGGACATCGCGGCGTCCCTCACCGCCAACGGCCAGTACCGGCCCATCGTGGTGAACCGTGGGACGCACACCGGGCGCCCCAACGAGGTGTTGGCCGGTAACCACACCCTGCTCGCAGCGCGAGAACTCGGTTGGGCGGATATCGACTGCTGGCTGGTGGACGTTGATGAGCAGCAGGCCAAGGCGATTGTCGTTGCTGACAACAAGATCCCGGCACTGGGTGGGTACGACAACAAGGCGTTGTTGGAGATCCTGGAATCCCTGGACACCCTGGACGGCACCGGTTACGCGCAGGATGACCTCGATGACCTGGCAGCGGCCCTGGAGGAGTTGGAACCGGCGCCAGAGGACGAGCTGGCCGGAAATCAGGGCACCGCAACTTCTCTCGAGGACTTGAAGACCAACTACGACCAGTCCGACCAGCGGATGGTCGTGATGACGTATGTCGGCGACGAGTACCTGTGGGTGGTCGAGACGTTGCAGCGGGTCGCGGAAGCACACGGTCTGGAGAGCAACGCGGCGGTGCTGGTGCACCTGCTCAAGCAGGAAGAGACCGGGCTCGACGCAGCGCCAGCGGTCGCGGAGTGACACCGATGGAGCGGCTGAGTTTGCGGCGAGTGGTGAGCCCGGAGGAAGCCACAACCCTCGTCGGAACGTGGGTTGGGGAGCACGAGCCGACCCACAGCGAGCCGTTCATAGCCACAGACGCTGATACCGGCGAGACCGTGATGGCGGTACTGCCGGTGGAAGCCCCGGATCTGCGGCGCGCGTGCCTCTCGTTGAAGTACACGGACCTGCGGCGCGCGTCGGGAGCCAAGAACCTGTCGGCGAACTTCGGATTCCAGCCCCGGCGGCCAAGTTACAGCCGGGACGCGTGCAGGGCTTCCGGTGTCGCGAAGGAGTTCCCGGCGGCCGAGGCGGCGCTGGATGCGTGGGCTGGGGAGCTGGCGCGGATGCTCGGCGAAATTGACGCGAAAATCGAGGCCCGCGACCGGGCAACCATGCTCCAGGTCGGGTCCGGTTGGAAGTTGGGCGAATCCGAGCTCTGGACATCCGGCGTCATCAACCGGAGCTCGACGCTGCCGTACCACCGCGACGGATTCAACTTCCCAACCTGGAGCGCGATGCCGGTGTTCCGACGCGGCATGACCGGAGGGCACCTGCACATCCCGGAGTACGGGGTGGTGTTGCCGTGCCGCGACAGCACCGCGGTCTTCTTCCCGGGACATCAGCTGGTGCATGGAGTTACCCCGATGCAGTTGCGCAGGCCGGACGGATACCGACTGAGCGTCGTCTACTACGCCCTCAAGGGCATGAAATCTTGCTTGGAGGGCGCATTGGAGACCGAATACGCCCAAAAGGTCCGAACCGCTCGGGAACAGAACCAGGCCCGGCTCATCGCTGAGCGGAGGCAGCCCAAGTGAGGCGCGCCCCGGCGCGCGAGTACCAGATCGTGATCCCCTCATACCAGCGTGCCGAAGGGCTGGAGCGGAAGACGCTCGCCTGGCTGAGCGCGGCCGGAGTGGACCCGGCGCGGATCACGGTGTTCCTCCACGACAACGACCCTCAGTTGGGGGCGTACCAGGAGTTGGCCGGCAGGTCCGGTATCCGCCTGAATGCCACACCGATGCGCGGTATCACGGCGCAGCGGACCTACATCCCCACCCAGTTCGCCGCTGGTACCCCGATTGTCTGCTTGGACGATGATGTGACGGGCCTGGTGGAGGCTGTGGACTCGAAAACCCTTCGCCCCGTGGCTGATGTGGATGCGTTGTTCCGGCGGATGTTCACTGAGACCGCCGGGCGGGACCTGTACGTGTGGGGGTTGTCGCCGGTCGTCAACGCCTTCTACATGTCGCCGGGCCGCATCAGTGAAGGCCTGCGATTCTTGATCTTCACCGTCATCGGGTTCTTCAACCGGCCCAGCCATCCCGTCCACGAGTTCACCGTCCCGTACAAGGACGAGCACGAAACCAGCCTCCGCGCATGGTGGTACGACGGCGGCACCGTCCGGCACGACGGGATTGCCGCCCAGGCGAACTACTACACGGACCCTGGTGGCTGCCAGGCGCCCGGTGAGTTCCAAAGAACCCCCGCCAAGGTCGCTTTCAGCGTCGAAGAGCTGGAGAAGCAGTGGCCGGGACTGGTGCGCAGGAACACCCGCAAGAAGGACACCGGCTACATCGAGATCACACTCGCCCCGAAGAAGCGGCACGCCGGGCACCCCCTGACGACACCGCCGCCCGGCGTCAGCGCCGTGAAGGCCAGGGCCAAGTGACGGACCGGGTCAGCCGGGCCAAGCGCGACGCGCAAGTGCTACAGCTGTTCATCGCTGGCGTCCCGTACAGGCAGATCGGTGAGCAGCACGGCATCACCCACACCGCCGCCGAGAGGATCGTGCAGCGGGAGATGGCCAAGGCCGCGAAACGGCGCGATTACATGGCAGATCAGGCGTTGGCGATGCACGTGGAGCGCTCAGAGGCACTATTTCGGGCGCATTTCCCGAACGCGCTCCGTGGCGACGTGAAAGCCGCCGAGTTCTGCCGGAGGCTTCTCGCGCAGCAGACCCGCCTCTACGGGTATGACGCCGCGACGCCAGGGATGAACGAGCCGCCGAACCTGCCCGACCCGGACGACGAGGGCGACGACGGCGACGAGGCCCCGGTGAGCGACATTGACGACTGGCGTCGTAAGCGCTCCAACGCTTAAGGGGTACACCAAACCCCGGCTGTTCACGCCTCCTCTCGCCGCGCACTGCGACGCCAGTCGCCCGGATGCATGCGGCTGTGGCTGCGGTCTGAACCCGGATACCTCGTGGGGATTCGAGTGCATCGGCTTTCTCGAGAATTTCCTCGGCTGGACGCTCCTCCCGTACCAAAAGTGGCTGTACATACATGCTTTGGAGAAGGGTGCGGACGGTACAGGGTTCCGGCTCCGCACTGTCGTCATTTTGATCGCGCGGCAGAACGGGAAGACTCAGTGGCTTAAGGGCCTTGGGCTGTGGCGGCTGTACCTGGACAGCAAGGGAATATCGAGCGCCGGGTGCCCGGCCGCCAAGACGGTTGTCATCGCGGCGCAGGGCTTGGAGTACGCCGAGGGCACGCTCGCCGCCGTCGTGGATGACGTGAAGGAATCTTCCAAGCTCCGGCTGGAGTTCGTCCGCCACCGCACCGCCAACGGTAAGCACGCCATGTTCCTGACAGGGAAACGGTCGTGGCGGGCCGTCGCGCAGAACCGAAAAGCTGGACGCTCCTTCTCAATTGACCTCGCAATGCTCGATGAGCTTCGTGAGCACACCAACTGGGAGACATGGGACGCGGTTGTCCCCACCACCACCGCCCGTAAGTACAGCCAAGCCGTTACCGCCAGTAACGCCGGGGACAAGAAATCCATTGTGCTGCGGTCGGTCCGGGACGGCTGCTTGCAGGCGATCATCGCCGGTAAGACCGAGGAGACCCAGCTCGGGTTGTTCGAGTGGTCCGCGCCGGACGACTCCGACCCGTACGACCGGTCCGTCTGGCCGATGGCGAACCCGGCGATGGGCTGGCTTGACGGGCACGACGAAGCGTCCGTCGCGGGGAAGCTCGAAGCGAAACGCGCTGATATCGCCGGGTTTAAGACCGAACACCTATGCCAGTGGGTTGATTCGCTAGCCCCCGGCATCATCCCCGCCGAAGACTGGCAAGCCACCTTGGATGAGCTGTCGCGGCGAGCTGAGGGGGCGCCTGTGTGGGCTGCCGTTGATGTGAATTGGCAACGATCACGCGGCTACGTCGCAATCGCTGCTCGCCGGGCCGACGACCTGCTCCACGTGGAAGTTGTTGCAGCGGAACGCGGTACAGACTGGATCATTCCGTGGTTCAAGGCACGCCCTGGCAAGTTTCAGACCGTGGCCGTGCAGGCGCGCGGCGCCCCGGCTTCCGGATTCATTGAGGACATGATCGAAGCCGGTATCCCCGTTATCGAGTGGGGCGGCGGCGACCTCACCAAGGGCTGCGGCGACTTCTACGACCAGGTTGTTCAACGGATAGTCCGGCACCGCTCGCAACCCGCCCTGGATACAGCTGCCGTCGCCACTGTCGCCAAAAAGCTCGGCGACGCATGGGTTTTCGATCGGCAAGGCAGCCCGATCGACGCGAGCCCTCTCGTCGCCTGCGCGGCGGCTGCCTGGGCTGAATCCGTCCGGCTCGCCGGACCCGACAAGGTGCCTGATGTGCACGAATGGCCTTCCGAGGAGGAAATCATGGAGTGGCAGAAAGAAGACCTCTACTGATGCGCCCCCTCATCTCAGCCGGGTTCGAGCTGGCTGGAGTCGCGGCCCTAGTAGCCGGGTTCTGGGTGCTTGCGCCGTGGCTTGGCCTCGTAATCGGCGGCCTCGCTTTGGTTCTCGTCGGCCTCGCGATCGACCCGCCAAGCCGCAACCCGAAGGCGGCTGCCCAGTGAGCTTCCTGTCTCGCCCATTCGTTGCTCCCGAGGCGCGAGTCCTCACCGGGTCATCTTTCGTGCCGACACCCGCCGAAGACGACGCGATGTACCCGTGGGGGAGCAACAGCTACAGCGTTACCCCGCGCGGCGCCCGCGAGACGCAGGTCGCGGCGTTCACCGCCTGCGTCACGCTGCTTGCCGACACCATCGCCTCCCTAGGGCTCACGGCCTACCAGCTCGAAGGCGGCATCCCTGTACCCGTCGATCCGCAGCCGAAACTCGTTATGAACCCATACCCGGAAACCACTCTGTTCGAGTGGATCTGGATGACGATGGAAGCGCTCACCGTCACCGGCAACGGGTTCGGATACATCACTGCGCGGAACCCGGACGACACCCCCAAGGCGATCATGCCGGTGCACCCGGACTTTATGACCGTGAACGTTGCTGCCAATAGCGGGTGGATGGAGCCGACCTACTTAGTGGACGGATCGAAGGTCCCATCCGCTGATGTCGTCCATATCAAGCGGTACCCGGTGGCCGGTGCTGCGCTCGGGTTGTCCCCGGTGCAGCGCGCCGCCGCCGCAGTTGGAATTGCCTTGGCGGCTGAACGTTACGGCCTGAACTACTTCAAAGACTCCGCGAACCCATCATCCGTTCTGGAAACCGACCAGACGTTGGATACCGACCAGACCAAGGGCGTGATGCAGCGGTGGATAGCTTCCCACTCCGGCCGCCGCCGCCCCGCCATCCTTACCGGCGGGTTGAAGTGGAAGCCAATCGCAATCAGCCCCGAGGAATCCCAGTTCCTTGAGACTCGCCGCTACCAGCGCGGCGAGATCGCGATGCTGTTCCGCATCCCGCCCCACATGATCGGCGACACCGAGAAGTCCACCAGCTGGGGAACGGGTATCGAGCAGCAGACCCTCGGCTTCGTGAAGTTCACGCTCCGCGCGTGGCTGACCTGCATCGAGCAGGCCCTCTCACTGCTTCTCCCGAAGGGGCAGTACGTCAGATTCACCCTGGACGACCTGCTACGCGGCGACATGAAGTCCCGGTTCGAGGCCTACAAGATCGGCCGCGAAATGGGCCTCTACGACGTGAATGAGATCCGCGCCAAGGAAGACCTCGGGCCGGTGGAGAACGGCGATATCCGGCTCCAGCCCATGAACTACGCGCCCCTCGGATCTGTGCCGACAACAGGCAGTGCCCCTGCCGGCCAACCCGAACCAGAACAGACCCCCGAAAAGGAACCTACCGCCGAACCCGATGAGGACGAAGGCGACTCAGGACAGGAGGACCAATGAACCCCAAGGCAATTCGTGCTGACCGGGAGAACCGGAAGGACGTATGGGAGCACCGCTCCATCCCCATGTTCGATCTCCGTTCCGAGTCGAACGGTGGCAGCCTGCGGCTGACGGGATATGCCTCCACGTTCGAGCCGTACGAGATGTACGGCGGCCCCGCCAACGGCGGCTGGATCGAGCAGCTTGACCGGGGTGCTTTCAACGCCACTCTCCGTGAAGACCCCGACGTGCACCTGCTCATCAACCACGAGGGGATGCCGCTCGCGCGCACCAAGTCCGGCACTCTCCAGCTGAGCGTGGACCGCAACGGCCTGCTGACGGATTCGCTTCTCGACCCGCTCGACCCTGACGTGCAGCGGCTCGCCCCCAAGATGCGGCGCAAGGACATGGACGAGATGTCGTTCGCGTTCCGCGTCAAGAACCAAGAGTGGAAGTCCACCCCCGAGTTCCCCGACGACGAGTACGCCTACCGGTGCATCACCGAGGTATCCCTCCACAAGGGGGACGTGTCGGTGGTGAATTTCGGTGCGAACCCCACCACCTCAGCGGAACTGAAGTCGGTGGACGAGGCATTGGCGATGCTCGCCGAATGCGACCCTCGGGAGCTGGCGGAAGCACGCTCGGATCAAGAGATCCTGCGCCGTGCCCGGGCTGCGCTCGACAAGGTGGGGGCGGTAAACGAGCGCGTCCGTATGGCAGCTGAAGCCATGAGGCTGGCTCAAAGCGCCGCCTCCGCCGCTGCGGAGGTCAATGAGCGATTCAATGCGCTGCGTACCGAGGCAGCCAATGACGCCCCGAAGGGCATGTCGCTACGCGAAGCACTAGCCCGACAGGGCTACGCCAGCGATGACGGTAAGAGCTTCACGCTCGATGAAGCTCTCGCTCAGATCGGTAAGTAGTACCCCAGTGCCACGGTAAAACGCTGCACTGCCACAGATTCCACCCCGCACACCACCACATCAAGGCCTCCCAGCTCGGGGGGCCTTTTTTCGTGCGCGGGTTGAACAGCCGCCACCCGCTCGGAGGCCGCTGGTGCCCAGCTCGGGCCGCCCACCCATATCCGAAACCGCCCCAACCAATTTGGGGACAATCCGAAAGGAGGGACGCTCCCATGGAGGAACGTCTCAAGCGGCTCATCGCGCTGCGTGCAAAGGCAGCCGACGAGCTCGAAAAGCTGATGGCCGAGCGTTCGGCCATCACCGACCTCGTCAAGGAAGAGGCCCGCGAAGACCTCTCCACCGAGGAGGACACCGAGTTCCGCGTCAAGAGCGCGGAGATCGCCAAGAAGCAGACCGAGTGCGAAGGCTTTGACGAGCGAATCAAGGAGCTGTCCGAGGAGATCGAGCGCTCGGGCCGCCTCAGCGAGAACGCGACCAAGGTCCGCAAGGCCATCTCCCGCGTGGACTCCATCAAGGAGGCTGCGGCCTACGAAAAGGGCAATGGCCGTTCGTACTTCAAGGATCTGCTGCGCCGGTCCCTGAACATGGATCAGGACGGACAGGCAACCGAGCGGCTGCGGCGCCACGCCGTTGACGTTCAGGGTCAGGAGTACCGCGACCTGGACCGCGTGGACGGCAACGGTGGCTACTTCGTGCCGCCGATTCACCTGGTGAGCCAGTACATCGAACTCGCCCGCTCCGGGCGTGCTTTCGCCAACCTGGTTCAGCAGCAGCCCCTCCCGGCTGGAACCGACAGCATCAACATCCCCAAGGTCACCCGGGGAACGCTCGTCGGGATACAGACGGCCGACAACGCCGCCGTGGCCGAGCAGGACCTCCAGGACAGCTCCATTCGGGCGGACGTGCGGACCGCCGCCGGTTCGCAGGATGTCGCGATCCAGCTGCTCGACCAGTCGCCCATCAACTTTGACGAGGTCGTGTTCCAGGACCTCATCGCCGACTACGGCACCAAGGTTGATCTCCAGGTGTTGGCAGGCAGTAATGCCGCCGGGCAGGTCAAGGGTGTCCACAACACCCCCGGCATCCAGGCCATCGCGATCACCGCGCTCACGCTCCAGTCGTTCTACGCGGCAATCGCGGACGGGATTCAGCGGGTGCACAGCTCCCGGTACCTGCCCCCGACACATATCGTGATGCACCCGCGACGGTGGGGCTGGCTGACCGGCCAGCTGGACGGCGATCTGCGCCCGCTGGTTTTGCCCGCCGGTCGCAGCCTGAACAACGTCGCCACCCTGGACGCGGTCGCGTCGCAGCAGGTTGTCGGCGAGCTCCAGGGCCTCCCCGTGGTTACCGATCCGAACATCGGTACCTCCTACGGCACCGGTACCAACGAGGACCTGGTGTACGTGGTTCGGGCGAACGACCTGCTGCTGTTCGAGTCGGGTATCCGCACCCGCGTCCTCAACGAGGTCGGCGGCAAGAACCTCACGGTGACCCTCCAGGTTTACGGCTACCTGGCATTCACCGCTGAGCGTTACGCGCAGTCCGTGGTCGAGATCTCGGGTCTGACCGCCCCGACGTTCTGACCGTCTCCTGGCCCCCGCCCTGTCGAGTAATCCCCGGCAGGGCGGGGCCGCCAGGCCAACCGATCTGAGGAGAAACCTGATGGCCAAGAACGAAACACGCGACTTCGCCAAGGACACCATCGCCGCGCTGAAGGCGCGCCGTGAGCTACTGGTCTCGGTCGGCGCGGACACCGAAGAGGTGGACGAGAAGCTCGCCGACTGGGCCGACGCCAAGGGTGACAAGGAACCCACACCCGAGCTCGAAAAGAAGACTGAGCCGGCAGCCCCCGAGAAGACTGTCCCCGCCTCGCCCGCCGCTGTGCCCGCACCGAAGACCGAGAAGGCCGCGCCCGCCAAGGCGGCGGCTCCGGCCAAGCCCGGCAACAACACCGGAGATGCGGGCGCCTAGATGGCCGGAAACCTTGTCGAACTCACCGACCTAACCAAGTTCAACGACGGCGACCCGGAGTTCTTCCTCCGCTGCGCCGAGGCCGGGGTTCGCAAGTACTGCGGCTGGCATATCGCGCCATCCGAGCGGGTGGTCGATCTCCGCTGCGCCGTAGGCCAAATGGGCGTAATCATGCTCCCCTCACTCCACGTCACTGACGTGGAGAAGGTCATCGTGGAGGACCGGGAGCTCGAAACAACCGAATACGAGTGGGACGCGGCGGGGTTCATCAACCGGAACACGGTTACATGGCCCCGCCGCCACTACTGGCCGGTGTACGGGTACCCAGCCAACCGGCCCGCGCAGGTCACATTCACCCACGGGTACGAGGAAGTGCCCATGGATGTGAAGGCCGTAATCCTCGAGCTGGCTGCCAGGGCAATCGAGTTGCCTTCGTCGGCTGCCACCGAGGTTAAGGGCGGGCCGTTCCAAATCAAGTTCGGCTCCGGTATCGGGCTCGCTCTCACTGGCCATCAAATCGACCGCCTAGCCGGATACCGGATTCAGGTCGTCGGATGATCTTCCCAGAACCCCACAACATCCCGTACTACGCCTTCATCCCGGCGGTACCGGCCGCAGTTGATAGCCACGGCAACGCGGTCGGCGACGTGTCAGAAACGCCCGTCACCCGGAAAGCAATCGCGTTCTACCGGAAGTACTCCCAAGAGCCCATCTCCGCAGACACCGTGGCACGTTACATATCCGAGGTGACGATGCTCGTGCGGAAGCCGGACGAGTATTCCAGCCAGGACGAGGTGGACATCGCTGGCCGCCGGTTCGCGGTTGTCGGGCCCGGAGTTGACGGCGACTGGCGAAACGGGCCGTGGGCCAAGTACTCGAAGCTGTTTGGCGGCGAGATCCAGCTGAGGCGGGTCGGCTGACATGGCGAAGATCATCTACTACATGCCCGCATACCGGCGTATCCGGCATCTCCACGCCGAGTACGTCAAGAAGAAGGCGGAAGAGCTTGCCGAGGCGTGTGGGCCCGGCTACAAGGTCACTTTGCAAAATCGGCCAAGCACGCAGCGCCCCAGGGCCTTTGTGGAAGCTGAAACGCCGGAAGCGCGCGCAGACGACGCCAAGAACTCCACCCTGATGAAGGCCGTCAACCAGATGAGAGGCAAGTAAGTGGGCCTCTACCCACCGATGCTTCACCCGGACCTTGAGAAGGTCGCCTACATCTACCTTGGCGCCCGCGACGAGATCACCGTCGAAGTCGGAAGCAAGCTGCCGCCCACACCGCCGAACCGCACGAAGCCAGCGCCCTTCCTGCGTACGGAGTTTGGCGGCGGAGCGCAGATAAACCCTCTGGAATTCCGGCTGCACACCATCCTGCACAGCTACAACGCCGATGAAGATGCCGCAGCTGAAACATCCATTTTGGCAACGGCATTGCTCGGCTCGGCTACTGGCGAGACCGTGAGCGGCTGGTTCATCAGCCGGGCAGTAGCTGACGTGCTCTCGCACCGCATACCTGATCCAGACGTACCGAACATGGCTCGGTACAGGTCCCAAGCGACCTGGATCGTCACGGGCAAGCCGCTCGGCTCGCCCATCACCCCCTAACTCACCGCCCTCGCGCGGGAGAAAACGAGGCCGTCCCAACCGGGGCGGCCTTTCGCATATCACGAGAGGAAAGCCCGCATGGCTCTCAACAATGTGCTGGAGCTGGCCGCCCCGTCTCCCCGAGTCACCGGCGGCATCCTGCGCGCTGCGGTCGGAACTACCTTGCCCGCAACGGCAATTGGTGCACCTGACGTGGCGTTCAAGAACCTCGGACATGTTGGGGTGGACGGTGTTGAACGCACCGAAGACCGCTCCAACAAGGAAGAGAACAACTGGGGTGGCGACCTGGTCGCCGTGCTCCAGGAGAAGTACGGCCTGGAGCTGAAGTTCAAGCTGCTCCAAGTGATGAACGCTGACGTGCAGAAGGCCGTTCACGGGTCGAGCAATGTCACGGTCACCCCGGCCAGTACCACGAGTGGCGCTGAGATCGCGGCCAAGCTGAACTCCAAGCTCCTCGACACCGGAGCGTGGATCATCGACGGGTTCTACAACCTGATCTCGATGCGATTGGTCATCCCGATCGGACGTATCACTGCGGTTGGGCCTCTGAAGTGGGTTCACTCAGAGCTGGCGTCGTATGAGTGCACTCTGAAGCCGTTCCCCGACAGTGACGGGAACCACGGCTACCAGTACTGGAACGACGGCGTGGTGACCATTTGAGCACCACACGCAAGGCGCCCGCCAAGAAGGCAGCGCCACGCAAGGCCGCCGCTCCGGCCACAGGTGAGGACACCCCCGCCCCGGCGCGGGGTGTCCCGCCCAAGCCCCACCGCCCGGCCTCGCCGTATCCGGACGACACACCGCTGTACGAATTCACGAGCGCCGCAGGCGATGTGATCCTGTTCCCGAAGATCACAGCTGTCGCGCCGCCGGACAACCTGTTCTGGTGGGAGCTGTACAACGCGGCGGCCCGCTTCCAGCCGTTTATTTGGATGGACCACGCCGAAGTCCCAAAGTCCATCCAGCGCCTCGTCGTTGAGCTGCCCTCCGAGGAGTTCCGTACCTTCCTTGACGGCTGGTTCGCTGAGGCGAATCTCTCAGCGGAAAAATAGGTGCGCTGACCCGTGTGTTCGGTGATCACTGGCACGCGGTTCAGCGCGACCTTCTAGCCCTCGGGTTCCGGGCCAAGGACATCGGGACCAACCTTTCGCTGGATGAGTTCGCCTCGATAGTTCTTGCACCCCCGACGAATAGCTCAGTGTTCTTGGCTGTTGGCGGCTGGACGAAAGAGGCCCACCTTCTCGCTACCCAGATGGAGCAGCGAGAAGGGCTCATTGAAGTCCAGCGCCGCGTGCCCCGCCCCGGCGTGCCCGAAGAGCCGCCTGTCCAGAAGCAAAACCCCAGGCGAGTCGATTCGTTCGACGCGCTGCCCTTGGAGGAGTTCGAGCGGCTCCGCGCCGCGAACTACGCCCGCACACCCCCCGTTCCAGGCCGCGTGATTGGCCCAGAAAAGAGAGGAGACCCGTGACCGAAACCATCGAACTGGCACGCGTCATCGTCGGCCTTTGGCCGGAGGCCTCTCACCTGGATGAAGGTGTGGAGAAGATCGCGGACAAGGCCGAGAAGCGTTTCGGCCGTTCAGGCAAGGTCATGGGGCAGCAACTCGCATCGGGCCTCGATGAGGGAGCCAAGCGGGCCGAATCCGGCCTCAAAAAGGTGGAGGCGGCCTCCAAGAAGGTGCAGGTCGCCCGCAAGACCGAAGCCGACGCGGCGGGGCGAGTTGTAGTCGCAGAAGCACGGCTGGAGGACGTGCGCGGTAAGGCCAACGCCACTGCCGGCCAACGTAAGGCTGCCGAAGAAACGCTCGCTCGGGCCAAGCGGGGCCACGAGCTGGCGACCACCAACCTGACCAGGGCAATTCGCGACCACTCAAACTCGGTCAAGGACAGCGAGAAGGGCGCCAAGAGTGCCGCGCAGGCCGCGGACGTTCTCGGCTCCGCGCTGGGGAAGGTCGGCACCGCCGCTGATCGTCTCGGCACGGGCGGCGGGGTACTCGGATCAATGCTTGGCAGATTGAGCAGCGGTGCAACCGGACTCAGCACGGCACTTGGGAGCGCGGAGTCGGGTGCAGCTGCTCTTGGCGCTGTTGCAGGCGGCGTTGCGGGCGCAGGACTCGCCGCGCTCGGTGCCGGGGCCGTTGCCGCGATGAAGCAGCTGTACGACCTCGGCGAGTCCTACGACGAGGTGTTCGACAAGCTGCGCCTCAAGACCGGCGCGACCGGCCCCGAGTTGGAAGGCCTCAAGCAGGCCACTATGGACATCGCCAACCAAGTTCCCCTTGCGACAGGGGAAATCGGTTCGATGACTGCTCAGGTCAATAAGGCACTCGGGCAGACCGGTGACGGGCTTGTCGAGGTCACAACGAACATCGCCAATCTGTCTCGCATCGCCGAGGAGCCGATCGACGTACGGCAGCTAGGCAAGGTGTTCAAGGGTTTTGGCGTCAAAGATACGAAAGATCAAGTTGCTGCGCTGAACTCGTTCAAGAACGCCTCTCAAGCGACCCAGATACCCGTCAACGAGCTCATTGGGCTGGCCGCAAAGGGCGGACCCACCATGCGGCAACTGGGTATGGACCTCGGCAAGGCGACCGCCATGATGGGCGTCTTCGAGGAAGCCGGGATGGAGCCGGAGAAGATCATCGCTCCCCTCACCAAGGGCCTCGGGACCCTCGCGAAGAAGGGTCAGAGCGGCCCCGACGCGCTGCGTGCGCTCACCAACGAAATCCAGCGGCTCATCGATGTGGGCGATGAAGCTGGCGCAATCAACCTCGGCAACAAGCTGTTTGGTGGTCGAGGCGGGTTGCAGTTCGTGGATGCAATCCGGCGCGGCGTATTCGATGTCAAGAAGCTCGATGAGGCGCTGTCGCATACCGGCACCACCATCCAAGAAGACGTGGACGCCACCGATGACTTCGCGCAGCAGTGGCAGATACTCAAGAACAAGGCCGCTGGGGCCTTGCAGCCGCTCTCCAGCGAGGTATTCGACTTCACGAACGAAGCCCTTGGTGGCCTTGGTGATTGGGTGAGCGAGCACCAATCCGACCTCGTGAAGTTCTTCTCGCTAATGGCCGAAGGCGCCGTAGACGCCGGGCGGCACGTCATCATCTTCGCCGCCGACATGATGACAGCGGTCGGGGACATACTCGCCGCCTCAGGTGATGTGGCCGGTACGTGGATGCAGCTGCGTGGCGTCTGGGATCAAATCCTCGGCAACGACGACAAAGCGCAACAGAACTTCAAACGCGCACAGGACTTTTTCGCTTGGCAGTCGGGCCCAGACAGCCTGTTCGAGAAGGCAAAGCAATGGAAGGACGCCGCCAACAGCGGCGCTGACGAGCTGAACAAGAAGCTCGATGAAGCCGGTAACCAGACGGCCCAAGCACTCAAGTTCACCGAAAAACTCGGCAAGGCAAAGGCCGCCCTCGGCGACGACAAGACGACCGTCTACATCGACTCGAATGCGCCGGAGGTCACTGAAAAGCTGGCCAAGATCGGCCTTCAAGTCAAGGAGCTGCCTGACGGCAAGTTCGAAGTCAACGCGAACACCGAAGAGGGGCAGAAGACCCTCGACGCATGGAGGCAGAAGCAAGGCGGCAAGAAGCTCGAAGTCCCGGTGACGGTGGATACCAAGCAGGCGCAGGAGGATTGGGACAACTTCAAAAAGAACATCACGGCTCCCGCTCCTGCATCGCCACCGCCGGGCGACTGGAGCACTCTCATGCTGCCGCCGCCCGCCGCGCCCCGCGCCAATGGCGGCATTTACGACGTGTGGGACTCCGTGGCGTCGTTCGCTGGCGGCAAGCTGCCCCGCACGGCGATGTTCCAACCGCCCGTCGCCGGAGCTGGTTTGGTGCAGTGGGCCGAACCTTCCACTGGTGGCGAGGCTTTCATCCCCATCAAGGGCGGCAAGCGGTCCATTGACATCTGGGCCAAGACCGGCCACATGCTCGGCGTTTTCGACCAAGGCGGCTTCAACAACGTCTCCCAGGACGAAATCAACAGGATGGGCGGCGGCACGATAAACCTGTCTATCCTGCGCGCACTCCGCGAATCCAATCCAGGCGCAATACTCACCAGCGCCAAAACCGATCACGGGGTAGACGGCGGATTCCACCCCAAGGGCATGGCCATCGACGTAGATCCCTCACGTCGAAACCTCGATGCGATCTGGTCGATGAGAGACCAGCTGACCCAGATTATTTTCGATGACCCACAAAAGGTTTGGTACAACGTCAACGGCGAACACGCCGAAGGCCAAGCCGCCCGCCGGATCTACGGCGAATCAACCATGAAGCAGCACGGCGACCACATCCACGTTGCCGCCGCACACGAAATCGGCAACTACGGACAGATGCCCGGCGGCGGCGGGCAACAGCAACAGGCCGTGGGCCTCGGGCAGCTGACACCAAACTCCAGCCCGGATGACGTAGCTTCCGCGATCCTCGGCGAAGCCACCCGTCGCGGCTACAGCCAGGAAGAGGCAGTCGCGGTCCTGTCCACGGCGATGCAGGAGTCCGCGCTGAACCCCAAGGCATCGGGCGGCGGAGGTGCCTGGCATGGGGTGTTCCAGCAGGACAACTCATATGGCGGCCGTGACGACCCCAACAAGAACATCGGGGAATTCTTTAACCGCCTAGATGAGAAGCGCAGTAGTGGAGGCTCATCGAAAGACATCTGGAAGGACATCTTCTGGCTCCAGCAGGCGCCCGGCGCGGTTTCGGCCGAGTCCGCATACTCCGGTGGCCGGCAGGCATACAAGTCCGAGATCCAGTCCAAGTCTGGCGCAGCGTCCGCCGCGTACAGCCGACTCGGTGGCGGTGGCGGCGGTGTAAGCGGATACGGCTACCAACGGATGCCTTCAACCCCCGGCTACGACGAGGACGGCAAATCGGGCTACTACCGGCCCGACGCCAAGCAGGTGCGCGAAGCGCAGGAACGTGTCACTGACGCCGACCAGCGCGTGAAGGACGCCGATCTGCGGGTCAAAGAGGCTGAGGCGAAGCAGAAAGAATTGACCGCCGCCGCAACTGATCTCGAAGTAGAGCGGGCACAGAACGCGGTCGATAAGGCGAAGAACGACGCCGCTAAGGCACGCCGCGAAGCCGGTGACGCCCGCGATGACCTCGGCGAAGCTCAACGCGGCAAGTTCACCGCCAACAAGGGCGGAAAGGGCGGTGGGCCCGATGTGCAGAGCTTCGGCAAGGACATGCTCTCCGGGGCGATGGATGCCCTCGGTTTCGACGGTGAGGTCTTCAGTAACCCCATGGACTGGGGTATTTGGAAGCTGTTCACCGGGGGCGCGAACTACCTCGGTGGCCTGGCGAAGAACGCCTTCGGTGGCCCACAGAAGGGCAACTTCCCCGGGCTAGCTGGAGGCCCGCTTGGCGGGAACGACGGCGGCCTTGGCGGAATGAACTTTGGTGACGGCGGCAGCGTCTCGTCCGTGGGCGACACGCTCGCCTCCGCGCTGCCTCAAGTCAGCGACATCTTGCCAAACAGCCAGACACAAGGGCCGCCGAGCGTGGATCAGTCGATCAACATCACGGGGAACGTTGGAATGGATCCGGCTGCACTGAAATCCGAGATACACACCGAGCAGAACGCCCGCTCGCGCACCTATGCGTCAGGACTTCCGAAGCCGTGAGGTTCATCCGGCAGGCGGAGATGGCGGCCTACGACGTATGGGAGAAGCTGCCACCTCGCTTGCAGGGGCTGGAGACTCGCATCCTTTACATCACACCGGATGGATACCGCTACGACCTTCACGGTGGTGTGCTCGCTGGCAGGCAGGGCGTACACCTCGCGGAGGAAATCGAGGGCGAGCACCACTGGCCGTTCGAGTTGCTCCTCAGTGAGGGTGCGTACGAGCTCGGTACCACGGTTGAACGCGTCAACATCCTGAAGCGTGAGATCAACCTCGGCGTGAAGATCGGCGGCAAGGGTATCCCGTTCAACGAGTACCAGTACCGGATGGCCGAGTCCCGCTGGTGGGCTGGCCAAGACGAGGAACGGGACGGCTGGCTGGGGATCTACACGCGGTTCTCGGGCTGGCGCTGGATCAGGGTCCGGCCCGCGAAAACCGTTACGGGCTCGGTGAAGCGCGACCCGGTCGCGTTCGGGAACAACTTCGCCACCTGGAACCTGACGTGGCTCGCGCAGAAGCCGTACTACAGCAAGCCCTCGTTGTGGGCGACGTGGCAGAACAACCCGGCCAACGCAGCGCAGTACGACGGCAACGGAGAGGGCACGGTAGCGCTCGCCAACCGGGCCGATCTGGTGTCCTACACGCAGTTCATCGTGCCGCCGGGGAAGGCATGGGTGGAGGACGGCGACACCGGGCGCATGGTGGAGCTCCCGCTGATTACGCCCCAGGACGGCTACGTACTCGTGGACACCGACCCCACGCAGCGGACCCTCACCGCATCAAATGACCCAGTAGACAACATCTTTTACAAGATCGCTCGCCAATCTAAGATCCTCGACTTCTTCCTGCACGACCTCGCCGCCAGCGGTGAGCCCGTGTGGAAGCGGTTCGACAAGCGGTTCATGGCTGCAATAGCGCCAAAAACGGTCGCGCACATACGCGTCAAGCATTCCGATCCGAACGCCAAGATCACAGTCCTTCTGCCGCAACGCTATAAGAGGTCAAGGTAACTATGAGCAGCCTCCTCGGCGGCGTCGATACGGGGCTGGTAACGGCGCCGTTGGAATTCACGCGCTGGATGAACGACCAATTCAAGCGGGTCATCGCGGAGAAGGATAAGCCGGACCCCAGTGACCCGATGTCGCAGTTCCGGTACGTCAAGGGGCGCCGCGACGTTATCGAGGCATCTGCCCGGCAGCGGCCCATGCTGCGCCTGTTCGACAAGAACATGAAGCCGGTCGCGCAGATCGCGGGCGAGCGAACGGCCTCTGTGGAGGAGATGTGGTCAGACTCCGGCCAGGCCAATGTTGTTCTCCGGTATGAGAACTGGTTGACCGACTTCATCCTTCACCAGACGAAGATTCATGAAGATCTCCACCTGGTTGTTGACCCCAACCCGACAGCTCCGACTTGGCGAACCCGGTGGGGCGGGAAGATAACCGGGATCAACGCGAAGCGTGACAGCTCCGGCATCCACACCCTTGAACTGGAGGCCATCAGTAACCGGCAACACGCGAAAAACCTTCTGTTCGCGGCGAATCCGATCTTCCCGCCTGAGATCCAGTTGCCCAAGATGTGGGTACTTCCCGGAAACACCCGCACCATCCTCTCCGCCTCGATGTTCATTAACCTTGCGCGGCTGTTCTTCCCACTGCTGTCGATCCCGACGAACATTTTCAACCCGTTCTCTTGGATCAACGGAGGTATCACCGGCCTGGACCCGCTGTCGTGGCCGCTGCAAGTCGCATTCGTGAACCCGCTGCTCGATCAGTCCCGGCTCTCGGTCATCGGCTCCGCGTGGACGGATTGGCACTCCGCGATGGACGACATGCTCAAGGACGCGGGCTGCGGATTCCGCGCCTACACATGGCTGGAAGAGGACGAGGACTCCCCGCACACCGAACTGGTGGACATCGCTCGGGGCACCGTGGCCGAAGAGTTCGTTGACCAAGCGACCCGCCCCCATCGCAACTGCATCATATTTGCTGTCGAAGACAAGTCTGGCGTGACCGGCCCGACAGGGACCGCCGTTGACGGCGTGATCAACCTTATCGGCGCGACGTTGGACGACATGATCACGGAGACGTTGATCAACCTGGATGAGGACCAGGACGGCGAGACTGACCCACTGTTCCGCAAGCTCTTTGGTGTCGCACCGGAGAAGCCGAAGACGATCTGGTACGAGGGCCAATTCAGCGGAATCATCGAGTCCGAGCGAAGACAGCACAAGGGTCCGGTCAAGACGATCATGACTGGCTCGCGCTCGCCCGCAATTGTCAACCAGGCGCAGACCTTTGCCATCAGGTATGCGTTATCCCAACTCGCACAGACCATTGCGTTCTACGGCCAGGCTCAGGGCACCGAAGGCCTCGACAACCTCTACCAAGGCCAGCTCGATAACACGTTGCTCGCCTGGATGCGATTCACTGATCCGACCCGCGCTCTGTGGACCGGCGACATGGCCTGGCAGGAGCATTTCGAAAAGGGCGGTGGCACCGCCTACACGCTCTCTGGAATTGTGACGCTCCGGGTTGGCCAGTACAAAACCCGTGCCTGGCAAGGCTTTACGGTCAAGGTGATCAATGGCCGACCACATGCCGTAGACGTAGATGTAGGGCTGGGGGATCGGGCCGGGTTCGAGCAGCACGGAATCATCTTCACGGACCAGATCACGGCGATTAAGCGATCGTGGTCCCGTCAAGACCCGGTAACTGTGTCTCTCGCGATAGGCGACGACAACGACAAGGAAGACCCCGCAGCGCGGGGTCTTCGTGCATTGCAGGCCGTTTGGACAACCCTCTCCCACTTCCTCGGCGAAGGGACCATCTTTTGACCGATCAACACACTCTCCAAATGTCGGCCCGCGACCAATCTGTGTGCGCGGAGGCCGAGGAGTGCGAGGACTGGGATATCTCCGCCGATATCCGCGTCGGCTTGGAAGCCGGTCTCGACATGGAGAAGGCCAGGCACGTCGCCGCGATGCGCGATATCCAACGCGCGTACCTCGAGTTGTTAGAGGTCATGGAATACCCGGTCGATCAGAACGGCCGAACCCATGACCTGAACATCCTCCTGGCAGGCGGTCGCGACGAGGTAACCCAGTCCACGCCAATGGCTATCGCGTGGACGGCGGCCCTGTACGGGTTCCGCCGCTCGGCTGACCCCCTCATCAAGAAGCGCCGGTTTGCGAACTTGGAGGGTGTCTACCCGAACGCATGTACCTGGGTGGATGTGAAGGCGCCTGATGACGCCGAACGTGACCTACAGCCAGGCGATTACAGCGCTGACCGGCTCCGGCCGCCTGATGTGCGCGGCCTAGCGGCTCGCCGCGACGGCGAAGGCCCAATGGTGATGTCTCAGTGGCACACCAAGGCCGAGGTCCGCTACACCGACGAACCCCGACCCGAGGAGAGCTGATGTCAGCACCCGTGATTCAGCCGCTTGGCCTGATGCAATACCTCAAGTCGCTCACTACCACGACACACATCTATGCCGTGATCGGGGACGGGGAGACCCCGGACGGGCACGTAGCGACGATGGAAATCGCAGGCGACCAGGCCACCCTCGTTATCCCGGCGCTCGTCGGGCCGCAAGGCCCTGCCGGTGAGCACGCCTTCGCGTTGCGGCTCCAGGTCTCCACCATTGACGATCCGGAAGACCTGCCAACC